GGTGGTGGGAGGAGGAAGAATGAAATAATAGACTAGGTGAACACGAAGAGTTGGGGTAGAAAGGTTTTCTCGGTAAAGACGATAGCCAAATTATTAGAATGAGGGAGGTAAAAAATGCCGAAGGTGGTATTTGATGTAGAGTTTGGTTATGCGCCGCAGTATCGTAGACCGTGTTATGCACGGGTTAAGCTAGAACTTCCACGGGATGGAGACAAGTATGGTATTCCATGGGAGGTTCAGGCTCCAACCAGAGAGGTTTTTGGAAGTTGCCTAGGTAGGTTATGGGGGTATACTTCTTCTTCTGGAAAGTATCGGTACAGTGTCGAGAAGGTTACCGGTACATCCTGGGGAGAAGTGAGTCAGAGGGTAAAGGAGCTGATCGAGGACACCCTGGTGACTTTACGGAAGGTTGTCGAAGAAAACCGGAAGGTAAAGGATATGCAACCGGTTGATTATCGAAAGGAGGTGTGCTTATGAACTGACAAATACTTCACCAACAATTGAATAGGAACCGGTCTGGTCAACCGGTTCCATTTTTTTATGTCTACCTGAATAATAGGGTATCTAACCTGATTTTGGGTGAGAGAAGAGCGCGGTTACCCCCAGATATAGCGGTTATCTACCAGCAACCCTTGGAATATTTCTGGGAATCCCACTGGTTTCTGGTGAATAAGCTTTCCGGTTAAGTGCGGAGTAGCAGGTTAAATTGGAAAGATAATCAAATCTGCTTAGTGATAAGGTATCTAACCTAGAGATAGCGTGTAGGTTAAAGGGGCTTGACTTCTGATTAACCATATGCTATACTGAGTATGTAGTGGGGACAGCTAGGTTAGACTGAAAGGAGCGGTTAAAATGCAAGTAGTGGTAATCTCAGATGTGGTGGACCCAGAGTCTGGTGAAGTCATTTTGTCCACGGGACATTATGACGACGCTGACCCCAGGGTCAGCCGGTGTCTCCGGTTGGAAGAGGCCGGAGACGAGAATATTAAGTCAACGTTCGTCCGCTTCAATGGGAGGCTTACCCTGATGGTTAAAGGATAAGCCGATAGGTCAGCTAGGGCGGCCTGGTCAGCCGCCCTACTTTTTACCTACCGCTTTAATATGGTATCTAACCTGGACAGGAGCGAATTCTGGTAAGCAAGCTCCCAGGTTAAGTAAGATTTTCCTGGTTAAACCTCGTGTGAAATTAGAGCCAGAATAAAATAAAATATCTAACCGATTCTGGTAAGTAAACTCGCCGGTTAAGTATAATTTCCCAGGTTAAGTCGAATAAGAGGTTATCTGTGTATTGGGATAAGGTATCCAACCTTGGGTAAGCAGGTTTTCCGGTTATATACCATGAGGCGGTAAGCAACCAACAGGGGGTCGGGCACCAGCGGGGTCTATGGCGGGCTCTGAAGTAGGGAAGCCTAGAGAGGGCCGTAGAGTGGGGACTGTGGAAACAGAAACTTTCCACTAGTGGAAACTGACAATCCTATAAACTTTCCATGTATGACCTTCCTATAAGGGAGTAGAGCTATCTTGTAGATGCACAAAGTGTTGCACACAAGGCAATTGAATGAATCAAAAAATGTTAAGATTCGCCGGTCATTTGTGCTTGTGTTTATTTGACCTTTGGAGTATAATATAGATAGTTGACTGGCTGATAGTCAAGACAATCTTATTTGGAGGGATGTATGACTAGCGAGAGTGGAGCGAAATTGGGCACGGTGTTGATTGTAGTATGCTTGCTGATACTAGTGATACTACTAGCGTCGGCCCATGGGCTGTCTAGCGGAATTATCCGTCTAGGCTTCTAAAAGGGGGTAGGACAATGGCAAAGAAAACTGTAACTAGTGTTGCACAGAGTGTCTTCGAGAAGGCCGTGGATACTTTTGTTGTTTCTGAGGAACTAGCTGCCTTCCTAAAGGCAAAACAGAGCAACGTGAATCTTGCTGAAGGGATTCGGGCCGCCTATACAAGGGCTGGTCAGAAGTTTTACTCAGCGAGAATCGATGGGGAGATTAACGTTGCTCTGGGTTCCAATGGAACAAAGGGCGCTAGTGTTAGGACGAAAGAGCTATTGGCTCTTTCGTCTAGCGCGTGGGATGACAAAGAGAGAGAAGAGCGACTTGTAGGATTGATTCTCTCTCTTCTCTGTCCTACTGAAATACAATTTCTGGCTGGGCAGATTGTCTATGAGTATGGGAAGTCGGCTTTTCAAAAACTACTTGCGAATCTGGGATATGAGCGCGAGTGGGCTGAACTAGCATACTCTGTAGGGAAAATCTATCATAATGCCACAGAGCATATTCCTAGTGAGAACAAGACAAAGAAAAGAAAATCTACTCCAGTAGACACAGAGAAGATAGAGAGAGCGCGTGCGAAACTGCGTGACTCTCTCTCCACTGTTCGTCAGCGGACGCGCCGCTACGCTAACATGGAAGAGTACCGCAAGGCGCACAGTAAGGAAAGTGAGGAAGAGAATAAAGACAATTCATAGATAAGACAATCCCCAAACAACCGAATAAACCCGCTAGGCTTGGGCAACCTAGCGGGTTATTTTGTTTGTCCCCTGTTACATAACATAGTTATGCGTAACATGCCTGTGTATAAGTATTCTGTGCATAAGTATGTTATGTTAAAGAATGTTAAAAAAGAAGATACTCCCCCCCTTTATCTTAAAAAAGATGCCAATTGCCATTACTTTTGACGGCTTTCTTCATTCTAACAATTTTTTCCACATACGTCATGTCAATTTTTGCCAATGTTATATGTCAAATTTTGACAATATTATATATCTTATTGTTTAACCTCTTGGGGCTAATTTAATACCCAGGGCTGAGAGGATTTCATGTAGGATGGTAGGACCCACTCCGATTGCCAGGCTGGTTAACGTTCTTCCTACGTATTCGTTTGGGAAATAATCTACAAATAGGTTCATTTCGCTTAACCAGCCTACTGCTGCTCCTAATACTAGAGATACATAAAATAGGTACCATGAATCCCAGTTAGGGTATTTCTTTTTAATTGGTGCCACAGCTGCATCGATTAATACTTTTACTACGGTAGCCAGACTTACTATTTGTGCTGCTAATTCCATTTTTATTATGTCCTTTCTATATATTTATAGCAAATTATACTTATGGCAGGTTAGGCCTTTACAAATTCTTATATACACGAAATGTACCTGTGTCTGAGTGCCAGGAGCCGGTGGGTAATACAACACGGGCCTGGATTTTCCAGAGACCGATTGTGTCCAGGTCGTTAGCTACAGTTGTATATTTTAGTTTTCCATCTGTACCATCGGTGACGAAGGTGGCGTTTTTGGTCATTGTCGTGCCATTTGGTTTCTGGAACAAAATTTGCTTTGTCGTTGCTCCTGAGATGTCTACCACTGTTGTACCGTCCAATAATGTTACCTGGAAAACTGTACCTACGTCTCCTTTGTGTATTTCTGCGCTCATAATTCTACCTCCACGGGCCATTTCCTTGTTATTACCAATGATACCAATTTTTCTGAGCAGCGGTAAAATGTTGCTGCCCATGACTGCGACAGGTTTAGTATAGAATTTTTCTGCCGCGAAATATATAGTGTAAATGCAATAATTTCACCGCTCAAGGACCATCTCCTGCACCCTCAGAATGTGTAATGTAAATGAGATGGTTTCCTGAAATGGAAACCGATGAATATATGAATCAAGTAAAAGTAATAGCATGCTATCTTCCTATAATCCATCCCACCAAAATCTGTATGAATTGGTTGATGTTCTTGATTAGTGCTCCGAACGTCCCTGGCGACCAGGAAACTGAGCTTACAACCGTGTTCATAATGTCGTTGGCCGTCATGCTGGGCTTCGGCACGACGCTTGGTATATCTCCCTCGAACCAATGCGCGAAGCTGTCTTGATCGTCGTCTACGTAGACGCTTCCAGAGGCGTTCTGGCAGACGAACTCAATCTTGCAGAAGCCATTTTCTCCGGCTATACCAGAGACGGTCAACAATTCCCACGTATCTACACTGTCTGTCATTGCGGCGGTGTCGGTCGTGATCCCTGCACCCGACAATCGAACGTAGGGCAGAGCCGCCATCGAGACATCCTTCCTCATATAACAGGAATAGGCGACTGTCTCCCCTGCTTTGGCAAAGACGGTTGCCTCAGCAACCAGCTCGTTGTCAGCGTCGTTGGGGCTCATCAGCAGGGCATAGTCGCCAGAGTATTTGACGGTGGATTGTTTCTCGTAAGAGCCGTAGTCCGCATAGGTCTTATGAGCGTAGGTTGTTCCTCCCAATGTTGTATTGCCAAATCTCACCCTAGAACCAGAAAGAAGATTGCTGATATTAGTCATAGTGGCACTATCAAAAGAGGAGTCATGAATATAAGCATCATTATAACCAGAACTAAAAGTTATCGCTCCAGTTCCCAGATTGGTTGCTGTCAGATTGTCAATGACTATATTGGCATTGGAAAAGTAAATGCGGATAGCATGTTCTGCTGAGTCAATGGTTGTGTTTGAAACAGTGAAGGAGAAACATCCCGCAAAGCATAACGGAGAATATGTGCCATGATTGAAGTCTCTAAACTCATTACTATCAAGAGTACAGTTTGCCGCACTATCCCACCCAAAAAAACCATAGTATCTACTGTCGTGGATAATATTGTTATTAAAAGAAGAATTATTAGCTCTTCTGTTCTCGATCCCTGCTGCCAAAGCAAATCTAGCTCCAAAATTATTCGAGATATTGCTTCCAGTTGCCACATAAACAAGCAAAAAAGCCCCTGCCGAACCCCCAGCCAACAGATTGCCAAAATTATAGCCCACATTATAGGTTAAAGTTGAAGGCTGATTTTTAAGATAGAAACCACCGCTAACTCCATTGGTTGTATAAGCCGAACAGTAACTAACAGTTCCTCCTCCCTCAAGAGTTACACCATGAGAAGAAACAGAGGGGTTAGTAGCAATATCCTTGAACTCCACCCAAGTAATAGTTGCCTGAACACTCCGTGTATCAAACTTTATGAAAGTTTCATAAGAAGTGTCATAAGCAATAAATCTGATATTCCTAGTTAAATTACCCACATACCTAGTAGCATCGTGGGAATAAGAAAAATTGGAGTCAACTGTTATCTGGTTGCCAGAAAAGCCTACGATAGTTTTCCTTTCGGTCTGATTATACGCACCGCTGACAAAAATCTCATCTCCAACATTCCAACAAGAGGAATTGTCGTTGGTCGTTGAGATAGTGTCCCCACTAGCCGATACAGAAACGCTATCGTAACTCCGTGTCTTGTCAAAGCCCTGAAGGACTATAATCGCACCATTCTCTGACTTAATGCCATATTTAATGTCAGCCAAACTTGCCGAATAGTTTAACTTAATCGTCAAGGTCTTTGTCCCGTCAGAAGTGCCATCTAAATCTAGTGTTCCCCCATTCCTGATATAGAGGTCTCCCTTGAGAATGAGTGTGTCGTCCCCCGCATTATCCCAATCCAGCGTTCCCCCATTGAGGATGTCCAGCGCAGGCGTTGCAGTATCATCACCAACGGTGATGTCAGTGTCAATCGTGATCGTGTCACCAGAGACGATCTGGACAGTATCGCCCTCACCTGGCACGACCCCGCCAGCCCAGCTTGCTGGGTCTGACCAGTTGCCGCCACCCGTGCCGTTGGACTGAATCGCAGCCACTAGTGCACTGCCTCCTCAGACTGCAACTTGATCTCTGTGCCAACGTACCGTTGAAGTTGGGCCTCAGCGTCATAGCCTGCCTTGAAACGACGCAACGCATCACGAATGAGCTCGACGGCCTCCTCCCTGGTCGCAGTTCCGGCATCAACGCTGATCGTCGGGCCAGGAAAGCTCTCGTCATCCCGCCAGAAAGAGCACGTGATGTCAATCCTGTCGTCTACTTTCGTGATCCGCTCGATAACTGCTTTGTACTCCGCCATTCTCACACCTCCGCCCAGGCTGACATAGATTGAAGCTCGCCAGAACTCCAGGTGAGCGTCCGCTGATATGCCGTTCCGCCAATAGTCGCCTGGATCGTTTGCAACTCGCCTGAGGACCAGGTGAAGGCCAGCGACGGGTTGTTCTTGCTCGCGTCGGTCGGTGGTGTCTCCTGTTCCTCAACAGGCTGTGTCTCAGATAGATCGGCCTTGGCCTGAAGCTCCGTCAAGAGAGACTGCAACTCTGACAGAATGGATGCCGAATTATCCTCCGTCACCAGGCCACGGGAACCGGAGATGAAGTTGTCAATGATCTCGACCGCAGCCTGGATCGCTGTCAGTTCTGCGCCTTGGACGTGGACCGCGTTCCCAGAGACGCCTGCCTGGTCTCCGCTGTCATCGACGATGGCGATAGCCTGGATATGATCTCCATCGCCGTCTACGAATGTCTTAATGCTCTTGCCTGACGTATCATCGCGTCGGGTTGCTGAGGATTCTGAGAGTGCCATTACTCGCTTTCCTCCCACAAATCCCTATGCGCCGCCAGGTAGCCTCGTGCCTCGTCGCCGCTTTCCTCCCAGGAGGCTCCTACCCCGCCGAACAGCGCCATGCGCAGGTAGTCAGTGCCCCCGCGCGAGAAGGTTGCGACGGGCGTATCACCGCCCGCGAAGTGGGCCGTTGTCAGGCTGTGGTCGATGGTCGCAGGATCAACACCGAACAGCGCCACCAACCGTTCCTTGAACCACTCCACGGTCAGGTTGTTCTCGTCAAACAGCGCCTCGAAGATAGCAGCCTCGCCGTCCAACCGCGTCCGCCAATGGCATAGCATACACGGCAGATTGTGATGTGCTGGCCCCAGGCGGCGCAGGGCCTCCACCAGCGTCGCCCGCTGACTGGCGTTAAGGTTTAGGTTCTCTATGCCAAAGTAGCCGTGCCAGGCCATAATCACCTCACGATATTACGTACAGGTCATCCATCTGCGCCGTTGTCATCGCGTAGTCGAACAGCACAATACAGGAAATCCAGCCCTTCCAATAGAAGGAGAGACCATCGCTACTGCCGAAGTACACCTTCGTTAGATCCCCCGCCCAGGTCCCCAGGCCTGTGTCATTCGCGTTCATCTGCGCGCCGTTCCAGCGATACTGCACGATATCGCCAGATGCGCTCCACGTCGTTGCAGTGTAAAACCAGGCCGTCGTTGACGTAGTCTTATCGCCTACCTCGTAAGTACCTCCACGGCGGTGAATCCAGGTCGGTCTATTGCTGGCAACATTCCTGTGGAGCATTATGTAGTTATTGTCGTCCACAAACAGCCTGCCAATGGCCCGCTCAGCGTCATCGGTCCAAACCGTCGCATCGTAGGCTCGCGCCCAAACCGCCAACGTGCCCTCATCGCCGTTGAACAAGCCACCATTCAGCGCCGAGAGGACGCTCGCCCCTGCGCCAACGTAGTCATTCACTCCGTCAAAGTAAAACGCCCCCAGGCCCCCAGGCCCGCTTTGCCCCAGCGTGCAGCCCGTGATGCTTCCATGCAGCCCGTTCCCGCTCCAGTCGTGCGCCACCGACCCTGATAGCTCGTTTAAGGGCCAGAAGGCGATGGGCTCATACCACAGCACCTTGTCGTAGTAAGAACAACCAAATATCCCAGGGACGCTAGAAATTCCTGATAACCCTGATACTCCACCCATGATTTATTCCACCCAATGATTTAATACATTTACTTTGCCTGTAACCCCAGAACCACCCGCTGATAAAGTAACTACCATGTTTTTGCCTTTTGATCCATGCTTGGGGGCAGGGAAAATTATAAACCCTGCTCCTCCGGTTGTAATATCCATACTGAAAATAGTCGCCCCACCAACTGCAATACTAAGATTTCCATTAGTAGGAACATTATCATAGCTCCAAGCCAAACCCGTGATTACATGACATGCCCCTCTTACTGCTGCATAGGTAATAACTGCATCAGTATTGGCAGCAGGTTCATCTACATCGTTATTATCCGAATAAACACTGCTGAATGTTATAGGCTTTAGTGTTTCTGACATTATTTCTCTGCTCCAACATCTTGTCGTTTGAGAATAACCGGGTTACCGCCATTCTCTAACGAGTAGTTTATTTCCGCAAAAACCCTTGTATATTTTTGCAGGCTTATAATTATTTCTCTTCTTAATCTTTTAAGTTCCTCTAAATTATCCAGTATCTTGTTTGACATTTGCCAGCCTCTCCGCTAATATTTCCAATGAACGGTCAATCTGCATAATTAGTTTGTTGTGTTCCACTCTCATTGTTGCCTCATGTTCTATCTGTTCTTGAAGAACCCTCATCAGGGTGTTTCTACAAGTATTTAGTTCCTTCCATAAGCGTAAAACGACCATGGCTAACCCAATAACCATAACGCCAAGTGGACCATAAGCTAATAAAACACTTTCTAGTGTAATGGGTTCCATTGTAGTAGATTCCATTGTAATAAGGTTGTTCCACTAACCTACTAATCTAGATAAATCCAATAGTTGCTTTCTGCTTATGCCAAAGTGTTCCCATTCTCCACTTCCTGGGAATGTGAAAATACATTGTCCTCGGCAACGGTTGCCGTGCTCTTTGTTCCATGCCTGAACGAGACTTCTATACTTGAGAAGGCTAGATTTATACCATTCCCAATCACCATTACATGTTTCCTTATAACGCCAACCAGCAGTTGCACTAGGCATACTACCATTCACTATCAGAATTCCTCCACCTTCGGTGAAGATGTATTGTGGATAAACTCCCTTTTTTCTAAATTCTACGTCCCAACTTAACAGAGGTCGCATAGAAAAGTGTCGCACCGAATCTGATAATGTACAATACCGTTGTTTATAATTGAACCCAATATAAGTATGTCCACCAAGGTAGCCGTTATATTTCACCACTTGCTCTGCCGCTGGCAACATAAGAAGGGCTTCTTCTCCATGTTGGGGGTTTCCCACCCCTGGGTTTAGCAAGCAGGGAACGACTGCGTTACCAAGTTCAGAGTATAGCCAATCAGCATAATGACATTCAAATTCAACTGTTCGTTGTATACCAGAAATATCGCCCGTTGCGATTGTTTCATTTACCCCTTCTACTGCGTCTATCCAATCAGCTTCCTCAAGTAAACTGTCTAGAATTTGTTCCAGATAAAGTCTGGCCCCCGCACGCAACCCACCAGAATGGTTGAAATATGGATTATAGTTATTTATAACATGTCGGTATAATACATTTGTCTTTGGAGATATTGCTTTAATCTGGCGGCCCCACTGCATGTTCTCTACCAGCTTAACCCATTCAGGTTGAACTGTTGCAATGTATTCATAAATTCCTGAGCTATTATCTTGGATATGAAGACTCAAGAACTCACCTGGTTCTGGGTATTGTGGTTCTCCTGTTTCATACTTAGCAAGAAGTCGGAAACTTTCAGCCTGTCTACCATATAAATTATCTAAATAATCACATTCTCGCTTCCAAGGATCAAGGGCAATGAAACGTTGATTTGCAAATTCTACCAGTAAAACAAAGTGCTTACTATACCCCCAAGAGACATCAGCAAAAGCCAACCCACCGCTTCTGAGGTGCTGTACTACTTCTGGGTAATCTTCAGTGTATTTTAAGACCTGCAAACCAAGAGCTTCTTTCATAGATACCCATTTTACTTCACAGTTTGACGTAAAACCCCCTGGTCCAAGGTCTTCGTTTACAGTCAAAGGGGTGGCATCAGGTTTAATGCCAAAGATTCTTTGAGCCATAGCACACGCAGTGTCCCAACAACCATCCTCACCGATTGTGGTTGTACAATTTGCTCCTTTACGAACAACGTCTTTCCAGGGTTCGTCCCTTTGGCCCAGTAGATACTTTTCCCACTTTTTGCGTGGGTCAACCGGTAATACGTTACGGAAAACAAGCTCTGTCTCTGGTGACCTTTCCTTATACCATTCAGTTAGTGCTGCTTGTTTGTCCTCGTCGAAATCAAATAATTCTACCTTGTTAGAATTGACTAACTCCGGTTTGTAGTTTATTGCGTCGTCGTGTGACCAGCCCGCCGATCTTCTTTGGTATTTCGCCCACTTCTGTACTGTCTCCAGGGATTTGCTGTCCATGTTATCGGAATATACCCAGAAAACGCGGTTATACTTTTCTGCTGGTGGTTCTACTATAACTAAACGAACATCGTCCCAATAAGCATCATTATGTTTAAATCTCCAAAGAGTTTGCGATCTTAAGAATACAGTTATATAGTCATTTTCTGCTGTTACCTCTACCTGGGGAACTTGGGCATAGCTGTTATAAATGTACGCCCCTCGCCCCCAGACCACGGTGTTAGCATATGGATTTGTTTTCCCTGTGGGGTCAATGCCAAGCCAAAAAGTAAAGTTTCTCCAATCGTCGTCCTCGGTATCACCCTCAAGAATAAACCCTGCGTTATAACCAGCGCCCTCGCTCCAACGAGCGTCGTCTGGGTGTGGGCCATCCTTACTATTACTCCAGGCATGTGCTTGTGCTGTTAACCTCAAATGCTGGCCCGGTTTTACAGCAACTCGTTGTAGGAAACCAGCGTCATGGACACGAAAAAATGTGAATAACAAGGTTGCTTTTTTACCTTCTGCTACCCGTGTGGGATCGTGTGTTTTCCATGCATCTCTTACCTCTGGTTGGCACCAGCCCTCTTTATTTGACGGGTCATACCCAAAGCCGCCTTTAGGAAGGCCCTCTTTGAAAAACGTATACCATTCTGGGGGAGTGAAGATATTGCCCACCGATCTTTCCCTTACAAACTTACCGTTAGGGGCAAAAACAAAAGCTATATGACTACCACCATCTGACCAGTCTGTTTCAAATCCCTGGTTATGCAATAAATTGTCGTTCATTTTACTTTTCCTCTTCCATTTCTAAGCAGTCCTTATTAAATATATTCATACTTCCCTTCTGGTCTCAAGGACCTCTGTCTGTACCGTTTTCTTATTCATTGGGTAGACTACCTTCTTGGTGGTGTATCCTGTTTTTGAGATCGTGACAGTAAAGGGTGTATAGTCTATCCGGTTGGTACTGTTGTAATAGGTCCCCCCGCCTGGGTTAGTCATCACCCACGCCAGGAGGGGTTGGCTGATGTTCCCGTCCGTATCAGTAGTAAGGGGGCTGCCGCTTACTTCATCACCATCCACATCTTGTATTTTGACACTAGCCCCCTCAATTGGGTTGTTGTCTTCGTCAACAACAGTTAGATCCAGGGTAAACTCAATCTTGAGAGGATTAGTGTATGAGGATTGCCAATAAACACGGGGGATGTTATCACCTCGCCTTTCAAAGACACAATCTCTGAAAATGCTGTCGCCATTCCCAGAATAGCGACTGCATCTCAGGTCACCTTCCCAATGACCCCAGATTTTACCCTCTACGACCAAAAGTGTGCCACTATCGTTGTAAAGTTCATCCTGAAAATAAGCATTTCTAAGGACTGGGCGAGTAACGGTGCATGGATCAAGAGCGCCGAACTTCCACCCATCTCCTGTTACCTCAACATCGGAGCAATCAATATAGGTCTGGAACATTGTTTCCACCCTGCTCCCATTAAATGAGGTGGAAGTGTAGTTCAGACGACAGTATGAATCAGCATTGATCACCTTGTCTAATCTCTCCACACCGCCCCACTCACCTTTGAGCGTGCAGCCATAGAATTTGCAGCCATAGGAATACCCGCCGGTTCGGTTGCCAAACTGAAGCCCGTAAATGGTGCAACCGTTGTAGCCTCGCTGGGCAGCCGCATCATAATCTCCAAAAGTTAACACCGCGTTGGGGTTGTAAATCTGCAAACCACCGTTGATAAAGATAATGGTTTTGTTTTTCTCCGTCAGGCTGGCCGCTGCTGTGCCGGTCAAGTAGATGCAGCCTATCAGCTCGAATACCCCACCATCGTAGAAACAAGCATTGGACAACCCCGCCGCATCCAAGGCATCCTTGATATCTTGAAGAGTCGTCTCGCCCGTGAAACTGATCAGCGGTTTGCCGATGTTCTTATCTAAACCATTGGGCAAATCATAGGGGTAGGTGAACAGGTGGCGGGGGTCATACAGGTTCTCACTGCTGATAGTAATGGAGTTGGTCGTGGTGGAATAGGAATAATCGCCCCCGACGTGGCTGGGATTGGAAGCGTAGTCACCAGGTGCCTTGGTCAGGTAAACATGATAGCCACCGGCACCCGGAACAGCGTCCCACGTAATTTGGACCTGTCTATCAGTATCTGTCGTGGCGAAAGATTGCTCAGCTGAGGCCACCCCCTCTCTCACATAGAGATTGTAGGTAGCACCATGATTGCTGGCCAGGATACGAAAGTAGTAAGTAGTATTAGGATCAAGCGACCCGCCAGCCTGAACAGTCGGGACAATGTTGGTAGGGGCAGCATAAGGAGCTGTGATCGTTACTGCCATTACGCCTCCCGTGTCCCAATAAGAGCCTCAATCTGTGCAATCTGAGCCTCCAAATAATCTATCCGCGCTTCCCTCTCTTGGTAGTAAGGGTGACATTGCTGGCCCAGTTCAGCCAACTCTCGGAGAGTCGGTGGCTCCATTGCTTTCAGCCTTTCAAGCTCGCGCTTCATCCTCGTCAGGTTGACCTTGGTTGTAACCTCGTCAACTCGGTAAACTTTGCCATCTAGTATGCGATACATAGCTGGTCTCCTTAGCTGATTTCTGCACCTGAGACGTGGACCGTGATCTGGTCTGCGATTTCGGCCTGAGCCCGAATTGTATCACCAGCAGTATCTAGTACCTGGAAGCCTGTCCAGTGAACGAAGTCATGGGCTGGCACACTCCATTGGTAAAACATAACGTTTTCATCAGTTGGACTATTACCACTAGGGACTAACCAAAAAGAAATGTAGCAGCCGCTGACTGTGTTATTACAGATATGAATATCTTTGACGATTGCTATTGTCGATGCAGGAACGGTGTAGAGGGTCTCTACGGAGCTGCCTACTGCTTGTCTTACTAATACTTTTTCCTGAAATGCCATTTTACCTCCCCATCATAAAACTGTAGCGGAATAGGTCTCTACCATCTTCTATGAGTATGTTTGTATTTATCTCGCCGGCATATACGTCCCACCGATGTGTTGCGTCCCCCAGAGCCTGACCACTGGCGGCAACAGGAAGAACGTCTCCCCCGTCCATTGTTAAAGCTTCAGCCATAGCACTTAATGTGGTGTGCTGTGCACCGGTAACGTGATAGTAATCATCCGCAGCCCCACCCTGGATAGCACCCGTGTCATTGTGGTCGATGGCACCAACAAGGGGGAAGGCTACATCGTATGCACCTGCCACAGCATGGAAATTTGTGGCCCCCTGCTTGATTATAATCTTAGCAGCTAATATACTAAAGCCGCTTACGATGGGCGGTGTCTCTGGGGGCATTACTGCCTGCGCTTCTGCTAACCTATAGCTACCCCTACCGACTACAACGTGCAAGTCACTATCGTAGTTGATGTACACCCAGAATACACCATATCTATTATTTGCAATATTGGCTAAGTCAGTTCCATTGTCATATTGATAAGCAGTGGCACAAATCTGTGATTGTGTGTCAGAGGCCCAAACTCCACCGGAGTGGTAGTGCCTGGTGAATGTTGCTGCACCAGAGGTATCTACTCCAGTTGTAGTAATCCTGTTTCTACCGAGATAGAATACACCAGCCGTGGATTCTAGGTAACGGTTGCCCTTCTCTGAGATTGTTCCGCCTGATGCTCGCTCAAACCCCCGCACGGCCATAATCCGCTCGTGCTCTTCCCGCTGGAAATTTGGCAGTTGGATGCCAGACTGAATAATACGTAGAGTAGTTCCATCTCTGTAGACCTGACCAAGAGGAAACTGACGATTCAACTCTATGTCAGAACGAGTGGTGGTCACATCGAACTTCGGCCCACCTACGTAATTCACAAACACGTAGTTGGTCATCGCGTCTGTGATGGCAAAATTGGTTGTACCCGCCAAATCAAATGATCGAGTCTCACCTATTTCACTATCTGTGGTCTTAAGAAATCCAGTGAGTGCTGAGATGTCTATCCTACCATTGGCAATATTGCCATCGGCTGTTCCATCTGTTACCGCTTCATCGACCGGGATAGTAGTTACCCCACCAGCGTATGACGAGCCCCCAGCTGATACTGTATAGTCTCCATCATTTCCTGTACTGCCACTAACGGTAATTGTGTCGCCTGCTTCATAGCCTGCGGTCTGATCTCCAGCCACCTCAAATGACCCTGCACCTGCGCCCCCAACATTAGCCGCGGTGATGGGGTCCGAGTGAGCCGAAAGAGTGCCACCACTGATATAGCCCGCGCTCTGGACATTGTTAAGCCAGTCTTGAACGTCATCATATGTGGCAGTGTCGATTTCTGCAACTTCAACCTGAGAGGCTGGAACGGCTCCTGGCTGCCACTCGCTGGCAGTATCATTCCATATATATGTCTGGCCGTCTGCCGGCGCGCCAGCCCCCACCGCCCTGCCTTGAATACCTATGACGGTAGCTGCTCCTGTATTGTCCAGGGACACATCCTGGCTGACAGGCACGCTATTGATGTCAGTGCCATCACCTACTAAAATCTGGCCGTCTGCCTTGGCAGCGTAAGCTTCCCAATCAGATGCGCCACCACGAATAATCGACCCACGTGCATAATCATTTAAGCTCTCTAAGGCATTGCCATCCAAGAAAGTAATTGTGCCATTAGCGGTATCATATTGTACATTGAATACTTGTAAGGTGCCAGCGGTCTGCCGAAGGTCATATGGATTGCCAGCACTTGATGTGGTCTCTATTTTTCCACCAATTACTTTTATTGTGGCACCGGACACTTCATTGTTGACTCCATAGCTATCACCGGTGCCACTAGATTGTATGTCTACATCTAGCAATGTAATTGTACCCGTGCATGTTCCGCCTACAACGTCTACGCCTCTCGCAGACCCATTTGCCGTGCTGACCTCGATGTTTCCCTCATACACAATATTAGATGTCGATGTACGCCCAGCAGAGGTATTTGATAGCCCAATTGCGTAACTATTATCTGTAGTTAATACCATACGACCGCAAATATAAATTTCACATGCACCGTCTCGTGCAAGGATACCTCTGATATGGTCATCACTATGTGCCGTAATATCTCCATGGTATGTAAGGGACCCGCCAGCCCTTGTGTGTATTACGTCGCTGTCTGTTGCGCAATTTAAGTAGAAATCTCCATTCCATACCCATGTTGCGGCATTACGGTTTTGTAGACAATATCCCCAACACCCTGTATTTGGGCATTGGATTCTGATGCTGCCCTCACCATAAATATCACCTGTGCTTTCTCCACGCACTCCATAGGCTCCCCAATCGTTACCGTCTGACTGTACATCAATGTTCCATTCTGCGTCTTGGCCTCTGTAAACAATCTTTCCAGTTGAGGTATTGCGAATACCTATTGCTGTGGCGTCACCACTGGTATATGTATTGTGGCAATAAAGGTCTGCTATAATAGTAGCTGTCCCAGATGTATGGTTACAAACCACTGCTGTCAACCCGGTTGATGCCGCGCCACTGTTAAGGGATGCCTCTATGCTGATGCTACGCACGTTGATGTAGTAATCTCCAGGGGACGATGGGATAGTTACTGCAACTTGTCCACCAGTGCAGAATATATCCACAGTCCCTTTGTAGATTTCTACCACAGGAACATCTGATACAAGAACTATATTCTCATCGTATGTTCCAGGTGGAATTAACACCACGTACCCTGCCCCTGCATAATCTATTGCGGTCTGGATTGTATCATATTCTGTTAGTGTGTTGGTTGTTGGGTTAAATAACGCCGGCCTATCTGGAGAAAAGGCAAGTGTCATCCCACCGTCTAGTGCTTCCAACCAAGCGCCAGCAGACATTCCGCCTGAACCCACACAAGAACATGTTATTCCAGAACCACAGGGGTTAAATGTTACAAATGGACGTATATCTTTCCAAATGTAACCACTATAGGACATTCTCTCTCTCGGCCACCCAACAGCATACGCGCCAGACATTAGATATACAATAGCTAGTGGCATAATTGGGTTACCAGACCCCATACACTCAGGGGGCATAACAACTGATGGTATTTCGGCTTCTTGCCCTTGTTGTATCCCAATCTCCCCAGACGCAGTAATATATACTACATCATATCTTGAGTGTCTCATTGGACTTGTGATTGTTGGCGAATCTCCACCCTCAAAATCCAAGTATTGTACACCATTGTAGTGCCAAATTCCACTAGCCACATGCACCCTCATTGCTCTTGGTGTTGTAACTGTTACTTCAAACCACGTTGCAGGTTTATGATGCCAACGGATATGGTTCAAGTTGTCTACAAGTGAAGAGTGACCACTCATTAAGAAGTGCCCACTTGTCAACATAGTGGCCGCTTCTGTTGTATCATAACAGACTAAAGATTGCGGGAGCTGTCCTTGTGGTGTTCTCCAGGGGCCACCAGTTCCACCATATGGTCCTTCGTCTCCGCCAAGGATTAGACCGCCACCCTGGACTATTCCGAGCATGGCGTCGTCTATTTCCCCCTCAACGAAATCAATTAGGGTGTCATTCCAACTATTTTTACGTCCCATCTTCTATATCATACTCCCCAACAACCACACTAGTGATTCTATAAGAATGAGTTAGTCCGGCACTTAACTCATCCCAAAGTTGCCCGGTAAGATTGCTTCTCTGTAGGACATTAGTTCCGCCACTCATCGCTCCCGCGAAAACACCGCCAGAAAAATCTTCGGCCCCGCAGTTTACATCGAATGGCAAATTAGCCCGTTTCTCCCAAGATTCTGCGTCCTGATTATACCCCCATGCCTCGCCATCAAGTAAAGCAACATCATCTCCGAAGAATCCTTGTATGAAAGAGCGAACAGTAGATGATTGGGGGAGTCCAGAGCTTATTATCTCCCACGAGTCTCCAAAATAATTAGAATACGCAACTTTGGCTAAATTTGACCAGTTGCCAAATGTCCAAACTCCTTGCGGGTTAAACCTGTCTATCGCAACGCCGGCCCAGCCGCCAGGGATACCGTTTTTTGCCTGTGTGGTTATTGCAGACAATGTATCAGAAGTAATTACTAGCCTGGGCATGTCTCTATCTTTTAACGTAGCATATATTTCCTTGCCGCTAGGAGTTATTGCCATCGTGTGCGTTTGCCCAGTGTCATAAAGCTCAAGGTATCCTCCTGTTGGGCATACTTTAAATATAAGTCCATAAGGTAGACAATGGACATATAAATGGTTATCATGGTAAGCAATTCGAGTTACTGTCATTTCAGAGACAACGTTAGAGATATCACAGATTTCAACATATTGTGTTGCTGTTCTCTTGTATACCTTTGACCCAGCGCCAACATACAGAACCCCATCTGCTGAGACTCCGCACCTGATTGTGTCTGGGCAGATAATAGAGTCATTAACCCAAGAGCCGCCAACACGTTTTAATAGTGTTGTAGATGCATGTGCTAAATATAGTGTATTATTATGGGTTATGAATCCACCAGCTCTATCAACGGCTGCATTTGTCTCTTCTATCCAGTTAGCATAGGTTTCTCCCCAGATTGCTCCAGGGACATCGGTAAAGTTTACAAACCTCAAAACTCTGTTTGGACCAGCTTGCATAAACAGATTTCCACCAAAAGAATGTAGGTGATAAGCTTGTGTGTAGCCCAAATTGGTATCTCCAGTCCAGTTAGAACATATGTGGTAACCATTCTCTACAAATGTACCATTTTGAGTGTATTGTGTTATGCTGTATGTTATGGGGCTTCCAGAAAAAGAGCTTGACAGTATCCAAATATATCCATTATGCGAACAGATGTCACCATTGGGATCGCGCTGTCCACTCCCCCCAGGGAGCAGGTGCCTAAAATATGATTCGTCGGCCTCTATCCATGTTGAACCGGTCCAAATCTGTGGTCTTTTATTAGCTGATGGCGTGCACCAAACACCAATATCACCAGTACATACACAGTACCCTAAGGTTGCACTTAGGTTTGGATTACTTGGTTGGTCCACCCAAACCCCAAGTTGTCTTTCTTTTGCTCTGCTAGTGTATAAATTCCCTAAAAATGTAGCAAATCTATTACCTTTGGATGACACCCCCCAAACACCTGTTTCCCAGGCATATTCTGGTGTAATTTGTTTATATGTCCATGTGCTTCCCTTGTTGTCTGTTTTAGCGATCCATGGGACATCTTCTGATGTATAAGGGTCTACTGTTTTACAAAGTACATATAGGATGTTTTTGTTTGTTGGGTCTGGAGCCAGGGCATATGGTGTTGGTGGACCATGTCCTGGAGTTGGTTCTGGCATTGTTTTCCCAACCCAAAGGTCCCCAGAATTCTCGGTTAGGTATAGCCCTCCAGCAGTGGCAACCCAGAGCATGTCTTGGTCTGCCGCCATTTTCATATCATATACTGTTTTTGCGTTCCCAGAGAGGCCATTATTTATTTCAGACCATTGAACAGAGTAGCCATCCCATGGCGACCGCCAAACACCGCCCCCAAGTGTACTACAGAACAAATACGGCAAATAGGTTGGTTCTGTATCCCAACCCCAAAAGTGCCTGCATTTTTCGTCCAAAGTCAATTCCATGGTATATCCATCTGCATCATAAGTTGCGGTCAAACTAGTTAAAACACAATTTGTTTTATGGTATCCTGTGTGACGGTCATGGAAGTCTATGATTTGACCAATCCAATAATTGGGGTTTGCTACGACTTCTACTACCTTTACATCTAATGGATTAGCAAATTCTGCTAACATCTTATCAGCTAAAGCATAGGCTGTCGCAGGAAGATGTATTTGCCCTGTTCCTACTGCTGCCGTTCTAACCTCCCCTGGCAACAAATATGGATTATCACCACCATATCTTACCGCAGAAAATCCATTTCCAAAGACAACTATTCTATTTCTAATATAACTGTCATTTATGCTTCTGCTGTACTCGATGTATTCGTCTATGCTGTAGTCAGCGGGGGTATTTCTACTTATTTGCACTACCCAAACTTTGCCATCGCTATCTGCGTAGATTTGGTATGGCGTCATCTTAAGAATACCAAAAATTGCCTCCAGGCATGATGTGTGGTCCCAACCATATCCTGGGAATATGCTTGCTCCTTCACGGACATTATAGCCCCAATTGGTAATTCCAGCCATTCTTAAAAATCTACCAATCCAAGCAATTGCCTGCTCGCCGTTTGAAATATGTGGTCCTATAAACCAATAGTCACGAGCAAGGATCAATGGGTCATAACAAGTTATTTCTTTTTTTACTGGTAGTCTGCCTTTTGCAAATGTATAAGTGTAACCAGTGAACACTTTAGTTCCATTCTCGTAGAATTCCATTTGCTCATATGGTTGAATGTCCCGTGGAAGATTCGGCGACAAGGTAATACTCATTCTACCAATTGGGTTGCATATAGAGAGTTCTCTGAGACTATCTACTACATAATTTGTGAAATCCTGACCGTCGATTATAAGCTGTACTGCCATCTTACCTACTCAAAGACATTGAAATTTTATAGCCATTGTCATCTAAGCGGTGGGTAACATCGTATACAAACCATTTGTCGTTGGACATCCCAATAAATGGCTCTGTGATACCAACGATATCACGACAGCGAACTCTTGGGTCTCCTTCAGCCTCTACTCGCAACGTTTCCGTTAACTTATTATACAGATTTAGGTTGTATGAGGCAGAAGCATCTGCCATCTTTTGTGTCTCAATAAGCTCGCTGGACACAATTGCTGTTTTATAAAAGTTTGGTGGTAAATAAGGACTACTTGTTTTTACTTCAGCATGAATTTTATCCTTGCCAAAAACAACAACTCTGTTTCTTAGTTCTTCTGTACTATATTCATAGTCAACCAGTATTATGTTGCCCCCTGTTCCAACATTAAATGAGTGCTCAATCGGGTCGCCGGCTTCGGGGTAAGGAAATACTCGATCAAAGTAGACCGTTCCTCCCTCTGCCCAACAGTTATAAGCCAAAATATGACAAATTGTCCTCACGGCATCCCACACCGACATGAGGTTGAACTCTGCATCATTGTTGACACCAAAAGTAAAACCAACATGTGCGCCGTTATAATTGGTTATTCCTGCCTCATGTAAAAGGTCTCTAACTAGATTCTCTGCTTGAATGTTTTTTCTGCTCCACGGGTTGTCTAGGTCCTCACTTACCAGCCAGTATTCCAAGGCAAGCTTCAATATGTCTCTTCCTGTTACGATGTAGGTCCCTGGCAATCTGGTATATGTTATATCGTCTACATACCCAATAAATATAACTTCATGGTTATCTGGGTAGCCAATATCAATATTGATTACTTGGTTTAAGTTAATCCCACTCACATCTGAGAGTTCTATTGAGCATCTTGCGGCAACCTGCTTATAGCTTTCTGAAACATCAACAGAGATGAGGCTATCATTTCGTGGGACGCCACCAATTGTAATATTTCTATACAATTGCCTTGCAGTCATTATGGCCCATCCTTAATACATTCTATTGTCACTCTATAAACAGGGTTGGGGTGGTTAATTGCCTGCAACCTATCTGCGCTGATACTTTTGATTGTAACATTGCCAGCACTGCCGTGGTCTGTACATAATTCTACACCAGAGCAGACATCAGCTAGTGGTAAAATATTGTTTTCGTAACCACTGACGACCACAAATGTAAGATTCCTGGTGTAGCTAGGTCTTCCCGCACAATGGATAATCGTCTCATTAGAATCTAATACATTGATTTCCCCACGACGCGGCTGCACTTTCCAACCAGAATCTTTTTCTACATATATTCTAACACCACCAAGATACCATTTTCCAGATTTACATGTCATAATTACCTAGGCCCTCCAGCGGGTGTAGAAGTTCTTGCCCGCAATAATGTGCTTAGGGCTTTCTCCAGGATTCTATTAACATAGCTTGCAATTATAGTCCCGTCCAACATAATTGTATTAGTAATATTAAAGGTGCCCTCAATTGGAGGGATCTCCACCTCTACTGTTTGAGCTTGCGGTTGAGCATAAAAATTAGGAAAGGTCGTCATTAGGACCGAACCAACTTGAGTAACTATATCTAAATAGTTTTTATTTGGAAAAGTTGTTTGTAGAACTGCGCCAGGTGTGCGTATGTCATCTACAATTCTTACGGGAACAGCTTCGCCGTGCGGCCCAACAGAAACATATGGAGTATGTTGGGCGAAAGCGGTTGCACCGATATACCCTTCCGAAATTGCCATCATAATATCCTGTGCTGTTGCAAACCACTCACCAGCTTTCATGGCCTGCATATATTGATCGGCCCACTCAGTGGGAGTTGTTGGACCCGTCCAAGCCTCTGTTTTACTAATTGGAGCCAATTCCTCTAGCTTTTCAAACCACTGTCTTAATTCTAAGATAAACTCCTCTTCTGTTTGGTCTTTGTCCCAAACCGGGATGCCCAACTCAAGCATCTGTTGCATCTGTTGTGTCATTCTACTGGTACTATCTGCCGTAACTTGAGTTGGCGGTAATAGCTCTGGCAATCCAGGCACACCGCCCTGTTGTTTCTGGTAAAAAAGTGAGGTTAGTGGCACCCAAAAGGTAGCACCAGCAGGAATATTCCACTGACCTTCAAGTTGTTTTTCTTCTATTTCTTTAATATCTTGAAGAGCGAACAACATTGCTTGATTTGTAGAGTAAATTTGTTGCCAGACGTTGTTCGGGCCAAGAATAAGATTAAATGTTTTGCCCTCTGCCTTTAGATACTGCTGTGCGGTCATTCCTTGCAATCTTGCAAGGTATTCAACCCAATACCTACTTCTTGCAGCAATTTCTCCCATCTTGCTTGGGTCAACATCACGCAAACGCATGATTTCCATGCCCTCTTCACGAGATTGTTTGAGCTCATCAAATTTAGCTTTTTGGGCACTTACAAATTGCTGCATTAGCCCATCAACGTATTGAAAACTATCATCGTTGTACATTACCCAACGATCCAAATCATCAAATGCCGAATCTGGAATACCCAATTCTTGAGCGAATTGTTCTTGCATGGTCCGAGCGGCGTTTAGGATTTGCTGCATTTCTTCGGCAGTATATTCTGAGAAATCGGTAAACCCCGGTATATCAAATATTTCTCTTAAATTTGCTGCGCTAATAGCGCCAAGTGTTCTACCAAATTCTTCAATTCCAGCATTAAGTTCTTCTATACCAACCGTCCCATCAAGAGCGGCCTGTTTTAGCCTCATAAGGTCAGTTGCCATTTGTGAGATAAACTCTATATCTGCTCTATCCCACTCTGCCATTTCATCCACTAAATCTTGCAACTGCGGAACTATACTCCCCAGTGTTTCTCCATGTTTCTCCCAAACAGCTGTGGCCGCAAAAGTTATTTCTGTCAAAGAATCTTGCACAGCGGCTATTTGCTCGTAACCAGCAGCCAGCTCATTAAGAGTTTCTATATCTCCAGCCTCAAAACCAACTAAGAATTCTTTACGCTTTCTTTGTAGAACTTTCTCTAGACCGGGGTAGATACCTTTTTGTCTAGAAAGTATCTCTGCCATCGCGGGCGTGGTGCCAGGGCCATATTCTTCTTCAACTTGTCTTTGCTTATCTAACTCAACAAGTTGTTCCAAAAGCTCTTCCACACGTTCCATTGCTCTTGGTGTAGGCCTGCCTTTCCACGCCTCTTCGCCACGAGCCACTCTTTCAGCTAATCTGGTAATTAACTCTTCATCAGTTAGCTCTCTGGCTTCTGGACGCCAGAGTCTTTCCATTGTCATGGCAAGCTGCCCAGGGAAACCCTTGCCCACAGCCCAAAATTGTAGCTCAGATAGAATTTGTTCTCTTGTTAATGCTTCTGCTTCAGGGGCCGGTGCCAACCCCAATGCCTGAGCTATAAATGGAGCTGATTCCTCGATTGCTTGTGCCGCTGCTTGTCCAATAAAGGCCCCAGCCATAGCTCCAACTGGCCCGCCAAGGGTAGCCCCAATTGCTGTACCAATACCAGCACCAGCGCCCTGTATCCAACTTCCAGAGGCCAATCCAGTAGCAAGACCAGCAATACCACCATAAGCAAGCCCAGGGCCGAATGTTTTTAACCCATAACCTGCCATGCTTGTAAGGGGTTGCCCTAATGCCGCACCGCGTTCTTCCAAACGGCCACCCGCAAACAACATTCTCTCTGGTAAACCAATTCTGGCACCAATACCCATAGAAGTTAGGGCCGCCAGAATAGCTGTTGTTCCGGTTCCAGCAAAGGAGGTAAATTTGTTAAACAGCCCTATTAATCCAGTCAATGCATCAGTTAGCTTAGTAAGTAGTGATAAAATACCACCCTCTTCACCAAGTACATATGACATTTTTGTAAATGCATTGTTTAGCTCTGTCGTAGCCTGTTTTAGGGTTCTGCTTTTTATAGCCAGGGCGTCCTCAAGGTTGCCCTGAGCGTTCATGCTCACATTTACAACTTCTTGAATTCTGTGTCTCTGGCGCAAAAAGCTTACATAGTCTGCCTGTCTCCTCGCTCCCTGGGCACCAAGAGCAGCGGCGATTTCTGCCATATCGCGCTCGCCAAGAACATTTCTGTCTAATAGAGCGCCAATGTCATCAAGAATGTCTGCCATGCTTCGGTAGTTATCATTTATGTCTTTAACAATAATACCATGCTGTTCCAGAGTTTTTTGTGTTGAGGGGGTTTGAATAGCAGCAAACATAGCACGAACAGCATTTGCTCCCTCAGTAGCAGACTTATTTGTAACCTCAGCCATCACTGCAATGTAAGCGTTAAGTTGGTCCTGGCTAACCCCAGCCATTTCTGCCGCAGCCGCTGTAATAGAATAGGCTTTGCCGAGGTCAACCATTGTAACTTTGGCCTCTTTAGATACAGCAAGCCATTTCTCCATAAGCTGTTCGCCCTCTGTGATAGAGTATCCCATTTGCTTTAATGAGCTTACAAGAATATCAGTGGCTTGGTTCATATCTATACCAGTTAGCCTGGCATAAGCCATGGCGTCCCCAAGTAATACGAACGCATCTGCTGCACGCTCTGCCTCTACAGACCCCCCGGTTGCTCGCATGGCTCCAATTACAGCTTCCATAGAATCGGTTACGCTAACACCGAAATCAGAAGCCATCTTTGCCACCTCAGTGAAATAACCAGAGATGGAAGACATACCCTCGCCTGTAACGATTGCAAGGTCTGTAACACTTTCTTGTAGTACAGATATATTAGCAAATACATCTTGCATACGTCTGTATGCGCCAAAAACCACCTCTACAGCAATACCCCACTCGGTTACTTTGCCAATATTGCGTAGAATCATCTGTTCAAAACTCTTGAACCGAGTTGTCGTGTCACCTAATTCCCGACCAAACCTATCAAAGGTGAAAGTTGCAGTTCTTACAACTCTGTTGCCATCTACCATTCTGAACGTGAACTGCTTGACTCCAGTAGCGGCAGATTCACTTGCGGCATGCAAATCTTGCATGCTTAACCCCATACCGCGCAGTCTGTTTCTAAATTCATCGAGCCGCTTTTGTGTGCCAAGAAGTTTCTCTAAGGTTGCTGCGGGGGTTGATTCTGGTAAAATTTCTCCGGTTGTCGGGGACACACGTTTTGTGGCCTCTGTCACAGCCTTAATTCCAGGAGCTAACTCATTTACAAGTCTTGCCTGGACTGTGAGTGCTTCGTTTGTTAGGTCTAGACTTATTTTGGTCTTGTCTAATGTAAAACCAAGACTCTCATATTCATTTTTAATGTCCTGAACAGCAGAAGCAAGCGCCAAAGGCAAGGTTTTTACTTTGGGACCACCCATAAAAGCCTGAAGCTCTTCTAATGTTCCAGAGATCGGCATTGGTGGCGCTTGTATCTGCCCACCAGCCGGAATCTGTAACCCAAGTCCGCCCAGTCTATAGCGACGTTGTGCCTGTGACAATTGGCCTATTTGCTGAGCAGCGTTGGCGGCTCGATACGCAATCTGTTGGAACACACCGCCCATCTGGTCCAAATCACTGATATATTGGCGAAGCTGGGTTATTTGTTCTCTAGAGATGCCAACAGAGAACGTTGAAACCTGCCCAGTGGGTCTACTTTGTGTGACAATCAGATTTTCTACAGCCCTGGCAAGGTCTTGGAGCTGCTGTTTGCCTGTCCTTGAAGCGCCAGACAATTCGCGTATCCAATGTACCAGGTCTCTAATTTGTTGAACAGATGTTGGCATATTTTATCCTTCTATGTCTGAGATAACAAGTTCCACAGAATTAGGTTTGCTGAAATCAAATACATCATCAAACCAAGTTTCAAGTCTCTCTGGATCATCCCAGATTTCTTCTGGTGGTCGTTTGTCTTTGGGCAATTCCATATATGAATCTATTTGCATTTGCCTTTTTATACAGAAATTAACTGTGTGTGGATAGCTGCTTGGGTCGGTTAGTGACGGATGCAATGGCAAACTCAAACTCTTAGCAACGAGCCAAATAGTCCTGAGCTCGTTGCTTTTAGCTAGTTTTTTAGTTCCTTACCTCCAATTTCTAGAGCCAGATATGAATCTATTAATTGACCTTTCAGTTGTGTTGCACTATTAGCAAAAGCCGCGAAACTAGGAAAAGCTCTTTGGGTCATTGTTTTATTTTTATATGTACCAAGGTAAGTGCACCATTCATTGAAAGTCCTGACCATCTCTGTTTGACATAATGAATTAATAAGCGCGCCAGTAAAAATATCTATCAATTCTTGTCTTGATTTACTAGACAATTCTTCTTTTTTCTGCTCGATAAGTTCTTTAGTTCTTTCAACAATAGCTTTTTCTACCTTGTCATCATATTTCTCAAGAGCTACCTCGTAATTTTCTTGTTCCTCTAAGTCGGCGTCGCTGCCTGGCTGAACTGGCTTACGGGGTTTCTTGTAAGTCTTTTCTGCTTCATTTCTAATAGAAAATGCTTCTGCTAAGATAATACCATTGATTATGGTCTCGTTGTCCATTTCATTGAAATCGGGAAATAAAGCATTATGCTCAGGTGTATCAGGGTCTCTGAGTTTCTGACGTAGCAGTCTACTAGCACTTAATGCTTGCTTTCTCGCTTCACTTATTTCAAAGTCCCCAACGACCCTCTGATAAACTACAACTGGTTTGCCGTTGATCTCAACGGAATTACCACTTCTATCCTTGATTGTTAGTTCTTTGTGCCATTTGAACAGTGAATCTAATAAATTTTTACTCATATTCCTACCTCTCCTATAAAGAAATGAGGCTATACCACCTTAATACAAGATGTATAGCCTCCTTTTCTAAGTCCTTTATGGCGTTAATTAAATTGTGAACAGGCGGTTGTTGCTTATGGGCAAGCTACCCGCGAGCCGCTATAAACATATAGTGACCCATCCAAAGATTTCCAACCAAACGTCTGTGTGGCATTTCCTCCAACGTTAGTTGAATGTCCCTCGGAAGTAATGACGATTTCTGGGATGTATAGAGTCTTCATAATATCATCACAACTCAGGGTGTCATCACAACCGGCCCCTGGTTTGTATAGCCTAATCTCCAGTGAAATCCCACTAGCAGTAAGCTCACAGCTTCTGAACTCAGTTACACCAGAAGGTGAAACTTCTCCGGTTGTCAGAAGAGCAATTAATTCTAAATCTGTATCTAGAACACTGATGTCTCCAGTGACCTGCGGCACCTGTACTATTGTCCCTACGACATCTGTATTACCCATCTCTTTAATTACGGTATTGGGGAATGTGCCACGGATTGTTACAGATTGAACACGCTCAATTTGATTTGCTGCAATATAAACCGGAATATGTTGCCCACGGATAGCAGCTGGAATATCGTTGTCGACTACATCTGACCAGTTGTTTCCCGCCGGGTTAGCATGGTAAACAACCACTAAGGCGTCACTAATGGTATCAGCGAATGAGATATTGCCACCAGAATAGCTATATTCACCACTCGCTGGAGCGCCTGCCACTTCAGTTAAGTATTCTCCATCCAGGATAACACTTAGAAGCCAATTGCCATTCTTTAACTGAATTGGTGTTTCGGAAAGAGCCTGTGGGCTCCCAGCCCCAGCATCAAAGGTGTCTACAACTACGTCATATCTGAACCACCGCTTTTCTGTACCAGAAACAGTGTATTCTTCAGTCGCCTCAGCATCAACAGAATACGTATACGTAAATCCCGTGACCTGGCAGCGTCGCAAATGAATACTTTTAACGTAATCTGCTACATCCTCATCTCTGACGACGCCAATAACGTCAATTTCTCCTAGTTGGTTAACATCTACTCCCACCCCAGGGGACCATGAGGTTGTTCCAGTTAGTGCGCCAAACAACTTTACCGAAGCATCCATTGCCTGGAAAGTCGCTGTCACTTCTGGAATATCCTGGGTTGTACCTGCATGATGGGGATTCCCTAATTCATCCACGTCAGTCGATGTAATGTTCACCGGCATATCCAAACGCTGGATACGTGCAGCTAGATAATCTCCAGCAGGCCCGACTACTTTTAGCGCCATCTTTTGGAACGGTATGGCGATCCTCTTTGCCATTTATTTTACTCCTTAACTCGGTTGATAATAGGTATAAAATGTTATACCAGCGCGCCAGTATAACTTTTCAACCAAATCTTTAAAAACATATATTGGTTTTAATACTCTATCGCTGACTATTAAATAACCAATTTGTGTTGGTGAAGCGCCAGGGGGGAACCCTTCATCATAATTGTATACAGGGATTTGTTGTTCTAAAGCGTCAAAGATTAAAAATGCAAGCTCGTCTCTTTGAGGTGTGTCCTCCGCGAAAATATCAATTCTCCAAAATTCTTTGTCGAGCTCACATCCTCCCAATTCAAATGGCACTCCCCTGATGTCAAGAGAAACAACTGAAACAGTAGGCAGTAACAGCTTTCCAGAAGGAAAGCCGTCTTCTACATTTACACCAGTTGGTACTAAACTTGACAGCCAGTAATATATAGATTGACGTAGCTTTCGCTTTATGTTCATCTATACCTCTACAAAACAAATTTACGGTGAGAATATTTCTCCTGTTGGTAATCGTTCTCCAGGACGAATTCTCCCAACATAGCGCCCCCTGACTTTTAACATGAACCATATACCTGTTTTACTTGTTCTTGCCTCTACGTGAACAGATGGTCCTGGAGATTCATAACGAACTTGGTCCAAAACTACAGGCACGCTCTCATTAGGGTTCTCAAACTGAAAACCTACAGCGTCTTCTATAGAGTGTACCATGTCCTCAGCAACGTCATCAAGAGCCTCGCTTACTATAGCAGGTACTTCTGCGCGCACCTTAGAGATGAACCCAGTACCTGCAAATGATGGATATGCTGGCGCTCCACTGGCATTACCATACTCTAGAAAAATCCAATAAGGAGCTTTTGTGCCCCAGGCATCAAGTCTTGCTTTAATTACTTCTTCATATGTAGGAAGTTCCTCAAAGCTAACTGATTTGTTTTTCTTGGTAACAAATGCCCTTGGGCCACCCTCTCTGGCCGGCTTATATATTCCGAACATCCACACAAAGAGGTTTTGCTCTGGTGTCCCGGTGCCTGGCCCACCTCCAGCAATTTGCCCCTCCAGAATATCACTCGGCATACCTGCTATCTGCTCGTTAAATACTTTGGCTCCCCTTAAATCTGGGGATACATAATAATGTTCCCAGTTGAGTAAATTTTCCATTAGTCGCTCTTCAAGAGGGGGGTATTGAAACTCCTCAATGGTATTAATTGCCTCCTCTGCCATCTTTAGCATGTAATCTCGAATTCTGCTTTCTGCTAGATATTTGGCATTTGATCTAATGGCACTATCAATATTCATCGTGTCAAATTGAGAGCCAAAATATATAAAACGGTCTAGTTCGTTCAATACGTCTTCTAACATTACCTGAATGTAAGCCCCTCTACTTCCTCTCCAAACAATGCCCTAAACACCGAACGAGCATAGTCATTAAATGAATCTAAAATAGTCTTTCTGACGAGGCCATACTTCTCATGGTCGGAACCAAGTATTTCCTCTATATCACTAAGCAGGATAGCAAGATACCGCCTCTTTCTGCGTTCTATGATTGCGGTTATATCTTGTATATCTAATCCATTAATTTCTACAGTATTCACCTTCAACCTCTTTATACCCCAGCCGGGTCCTCAATCAGGGTAATTCTTATTCTATTTACATCTTGTACCCCGCGAAGAGCATAATTTTTCAAGTATAAGTTCTTTCCATCCACAACAAAATATTTAGAGTTATTAATTGTATTTAGAATTCCACTGCTGTAAGTAACTGTTACAGTGCAATCGCCATCGTCAATAACTCCACCAGAAACCCAATATGGCTGACCGGCATATTTCCATCTAATGTGTCCATCATATACATGTTCTGACAAAGTAGTAAGCCAATAAGAACCATTACAGCCGCTGCAAAATGGATCGGTAGATTTGTTTGTTGTTGGATCAAGGCTACATAGTGGGCAAGCGCCATATATCTCCTCTGTATAGATACTGAATGGTCTTCCAATTGTTTCACGTATATTATCTATGATTTCTTTTGTGTTGGATGGAAAATTAACCATTACTTAAAACTTCCTCAAAAAGTTCATCCCATTGTTTACCAATATTTTCCCAGCGGAATTTGTCCTGGGTGACAAAATTATAAATTGCCTCTGCCTCTACTTCGCGCCGGTCGGGGTGTTCATAATAATAATCTAATGCCCTGGCTACTTCTTCTGGGGTTACTACCGCTCCTTCTGTTAATAGCCCAGGGTAGGTATCGTAATGGTCTATCGGAATCAAATATGCCAAACCATGATAAAGTTCACTAGTAGCAGAACTATCTGGAACTACTTGTGCCCTTTTACAAGCAGCATGCTCAAAGGTTGTTAAGCCCCAACCCTCTCCCATTCCTGTGTTTAGTCCAACATCGCAAGCGTTGTAAATCCAGTTTAATCTCTCGTCCGAAACACTCATTGCTGGACTCAAATCAAGCGAAGTGAGAATCAATCTATCGACAATCCCATGCCGTTTACACATTTTAATGAGATTCCACCCGGCGTCTTCCAGTCCCGCGTGGCAATACAACTTAACCGATTTTGGTTTATTTCTTGCGAATTCAGCAAACCCCTTGATTGTTAGATCAAATCTTTTTCTTGGTTGGTTACGGTTTGCATTTAGCACCACGAATTCATCGTCTTCCATGTCAACTAAATGACTTCTGGCCTCCCTCATACCTATAGGGTAAAATACTGATGTATCGAGTCCATGAGGGATCACCCTTACCTTATCGGTTTTCACGTTGTCCAAAATAGCCTGTTTACCAAACTCTGTATATGCTACTGGCGTTGACCTCTCTACGATTTTCTGGCACCATTCCCCATCTAGTGGTTTGGCGTCAACCGGAAAGTATGTTACAACTTTTATGTTTTCTGGCATCCTGGACAAATAGTCATAAAGTATCCAAGTGTCATTTAAAATGAAAACTAAATCTGGTCTGACATAATCTAACAACGGCTGTATTCTACCAAAGCCGTATAGATCACCACCAATAAACGCGGGGTACATTAAATGCTCCGCTTGTGGGTAGGGGTCGCCTCGATAGTTAATTGCCAAATGATGAATGTCATATTTATTTTTTGGCAGATTATTAATAATACTATGATTCACTCTGGCGAACCCTGTTGCAACACCACCATCTCCTATCCAAAGTATTCTGAACTTATTCCCCATATGCCTCCCCCTTTATATCTCCTCCAATATTCTACTAAACATCTTGGGAACTAGAACTTTCCAACTGAATGTCTTTAAAATCTGTTCATACTCAGAGTCAGTTATTGGTTCTGGTTCTTGACTTAAAATGTGGACCAGCTGTTCTACAATATCATCCTCATGATTTACAAAGTAAGCAAATCCCTTATACGCAGAATACGTTGGAAGGTCAAAGACTATTGGCCGTGCCCCGCAGAATAATCCCTCTACGCCTAACAGCTCAAAACCCTCTACCAATCTTAGGCAAGAAGTATATTTTGTGTAATTTAATAAGCCGGCCAACGCTAGAATGGGCATAAACCTTAAATGGCGATAGTGGCCTGTATCCCAACCAAACTGTTCTACAAAATTCCTTCCTGTGTGATGGACTATTTTATCTGCCTTTACTGCTGCCTCATAGAGTTTGTCTATGCACTCATCCTTCGCTATATATCCTGTGGTGAGAACATCAACAGTACGAATATCTCTATTTGTATATGTAAATATATCCGGGTCTGCTCCCCAAGGCATATAGTGGAAGTTAAATGATTCGTCAGTATAATCTGTAAGTTTATGAAACGATATTACTAGCTTAGCTTCCTTCCAAAATGGTATATAGTCTACTCGATCTATTTGTGCTGTCCAATAACAATGTTGAACAATAACCTTGTTTGGGTGTTCCCTCTCTAATACTGGGACCTCTCCTTCTCCAACAACGTGAATAATAAAAATATCACTATCTTCCCAATTTGGCACCCAAACAATATTTTCTGGTGAATATTTGCGGAAAGCCTCACTGATTCTAGTGAAAGCTGTTCCCCATGATGGGTGTCTATACTCAGATACTTTTATCTTTCCCATAACCACTCCTTTAGTATACTACCCTTTTATCTCAAATGGCTTGTGCCAGTTTTTCCTTGGCACTCTGATCCCCGGTTTACTCTCCCACTTTTCTCTTAGCCGTCTAATTTTATTTCCGTAAGTTCCATCATCACCACTACAGGAACCTACATGGTGAACTCCGACAGCATTTGCATCTATGACAAGATAGCCAGCATTTCTGGCCTTTAAGCAGAAATCAGCGTCCTCGTGCCAGAATTTACCATATCCTTCATCAATGAAACCTATCTTGTTAACTAATCTTTTAGGAAATAATTGACAGTACCCTTGAACAACATCTGCTTCAGTTACCCCTTTTGCTTCCCAAAACTGTCCCCACCTTCCTTCTGGGATATAAGTTCCGGTTTGCCCGACAATACCAACGCGCTTATCAGCAAAGAACCGTAATAGCTTGTTTAGCCAGTCATACTTTACAATGTGGGCATCATCATCTAAGAGAAGAATGTATTCTCCTCTGGCAGCCTTTATGCCAATATTTCTACCCTTAGAAACTCCTGAATTATAGTTTAACCTTATAACCTGATTGTGGGGATGTAATAATGCTAAATCAACCGGAATTTCCCAATTAGCCATATTTTGGTCGACAATAACGATCTCAAAACCAGGGTCTTCGTCTCTGGTTGTATACTTGTAAATACTTTTTAGACAACGAGCAAGCATTTTTTGTGGTCGATCAACAGCAAGAATAACAATACTGACTTTAATTGGTTTGGCGGCAGCTTTTAAAATATATTCTAGTCTTTCAGCAGACTTATCCCAAGTCCATTCTGTTCTTATATAATCACTTGCCTCTAAACCTCGTTTTCTGGCCTCGCCTGGGTGATTGACTAACCACCTCATAGTATTTACCAGATGGTCTAACTCTGGCTCCATCCAATATGGTTCCATGCTATCAGTTTTATAATGATGTGTTGTCCTTACAGTGTTAAATCTTATCTTATAAATATATTTACCATATTCTTTTATTCCGCTTCCAAAGGGCGCTATTACTGGAATACCACAAGCCATTGCTTCCATTGCGATTAGCCCTGGGCCTACACCACGAACTGGGAATAAAAGACAGTCTGCCTGGTGGTAAATATCTGCCATGCTTTTTACGTTTTTTCTAATTATTTTTATTCTTGGGTCATTAATAGATTCTTCTATTGGTGGGTAATTTGTATCTAGTTTCATAAGAAGCTTAACATTCTTATTATCTGAAAAGGCAGCTTTGAACGCTTTGATCGCTAAATCCCAACCATGTCTTTTGTCTGTACCTCCAGCCCATAGAAAAGTAAATGTGCCACCTGTTTGTTTTTCTCTGGGCTGAAATTCTTCTGGGTCTACTCCCATGTGGAGAGTTGTAACGTTTTTCAGTCCATTTGCATGGAAAACTCTTCCCACCCAATCGCTAATAGCAACCACAAGATCATAATTTTTATTGGCGGCTTTTTTCCAGCCAATAGGAAAAGAATTATTTCCACCAAACTCCCAAGTCATAAAACCAACAGTTAATGGGTGCCTAACCTTTATATCAAAATTATATTCGTATGTAAAGGTAATATAAATAGGAGTTAACTCTCCAGCGGAATTTCTGTGTTGGTTTTTGTAAACAGTGTGCCCTCTACGCTCAAGGGCTTGTGACAGTTTCCGGTTTATAGTCGGAAAAGCGTAAACTTTATCGAAGGCACCTTGCCAAGTAATCTCCATAATACGGTTCCTTTAAACACAAGATGTCTGTGTGGCAACCAGCCTGTCTATAGTAAGTTACTAGCTTTTTGGGCGTTGTGCGTACAATCTCTCTAGTATTTTCATCTATATTCCAAATATATTTATAATTATTTTTAGCGAGTAGTTCAAGAAGTTGCCCCGCTGGTACCGCTGTTTGGTCTAGATGTCTTGGGGAGAACTCTATTATTAAAATAGGAGAATGGTTTCTTAGAGTCCGAAGCATACCAAGAACAATTAGTCCCTCACTACCTTGTGTGTCTAATTTTATCATATCAATGGATATGTAAGAATTGCAATATTTACATTTATTCCTTTCCATCCAGGAATCTATAGTAATAACTTCTACCATTTCTTCTTCACGAGCCACATCGCCAGATGGGTGTAAACGGTTGTCAACGAGTTTTTTCGGATTGACATAGAGAATACCTTGCTTTGAGCAGACATCCCCAACGGCGACATTGTATGTCGTAACATTTTTAAATTGCCTAGTATTGTTAACTAGCTCGTTGTAAGATTCTTTGTGTGGCTCAAATGCATAAACGCGGCCACTTGTCCATGATGCAAATTTCTGTGTGTAATATCCGATATATGCCCCTATATCAAGAATGTTACCATCTGCAAGGTGAGATAGCACTGTTGTCAAAAATGGAGAACGGTATTTATATTGTAGAATATCAAACTGGTCACTCACCTTCAATCCTTACATTTAGCACAATTATTTTCTTGCTGTAATTCTCATTTCTATATGATCTTCTAGCTGTTTGTGCCGCTCTATTTGTTTAAACCCAACACTACTTAGCAATTTGCGCAGAGCTAGGTAATTCCAACCAGCCTTGTGAGTATTCTCTGGATACTCTTGCCCACCATAGAGGTAGTAAGCAAATAACAAAACGTCAAATCTCTTGCCTGTATAACTATCTCTTACATGGTTAGTGTAATTATAAACCAACTTATCAAGGTCAGGGCAATGAATTTCTAACGTTCCCCCAGGCCTCAACACTCTATACCATTCCCTTAACACTGCCTCTGTCCTACGGTGGGACCAATGTTCCAAAACATGCCTAGCGTATATTCCATCTAATTGGTTGTCTGAGAACCTACTTAGGTTAGCTCCATCTCCAACGATATCAACTTTGCCTGGAATATACCGCGCATCTAGACGAATAGTTGATTTTGGGTTGGGATGAGCACCACCACCTATCTCTAAGATTTGCATAATTCCTCCACAAGAAACCTATGCAGCTCAATGTGTCCTTCTATATTGTAACTAATTTCTCTATTTATCCATAGAGGGACTTCGTACAAATGTTTCCCAGAACCACCATGAAAGAACTCGTTTAAATTGTGTCTATATTTGTTTTCTAATCCCTCAGAGTGGTCTCCTGTTATTATAAACAGATCATCTTCATTCAACCAAGAGCTAACTTTCTTAATAGCAATCTCTACCTGTCTGAAATAAGCATTTTTAAGTTCCTGCGTTGTTCTCGTTTGAAGAAGTTCTTTGGCAGCACTTACAGAGTATCTACCAAAATATTCGTTAGAATAATGCCCTTTTAACCCAAGCTCGTATGGTAGATGTGTTTTCCAGAAATGAAGAAGAGAGAAACAATTATTGCCGTGGCGGGGGAGAAGTCTAAGAGAATCCGCCCATCCATCTAATCGCTGTTTACATGGGCGGTTCCAATGGGAATAATTGTAGTTATCAATTAGAAACAGGTTTCCCATGGTATAAGCAGAGACAGAAAACCTGTGTTCTCTTGCCAACATAAATAAATCCTTTCCAGGCCTTCCCCACCTTTTCCCTAACAATATTGCATACATAGATGCAGGCGTTAGGGTTGCATATGACTTAAAATCAGGAAAATAGGTTCCTTGTTTAAGATTGAAAACCCTCTCAAATGTTTTCTTTTGCAAGGAATCTATCACAATTAGCCATAGATTCATTCCATATATCCTAACTCCCTCAGTCTTTCTCTGAGTATTTCTAGATCATCTTCTTGATCTTCTTCACTCAGCTCCTTCTCTGATGTTTCCTGGTAATTTATATCCTTCGAGGGATTGTCGTGAGGCTCCATATAATCTCGCCTTGAGTAACCGTTCTAGTTCTTCCAGGTCGCGCCCAATACTTGAATCTGCCGATTTCGCAGCAGCAATGTTAGAATATGCCACCTCATCGTCTCTCCAGCTACCTATATCCCAAACGTGGCCCTCATATTGGGCACCCTTCAGAATAATAGCTGCCTGAAGGATGATTGGCCGTTCATCTGCCGCTGCAATTGTTGGCGGAGCAGCATCTCGGAAAGTTGCTGTGCTACTACGTGTAACTGTCCCAGAAGAAGTGGCAGAATATCTATAAGACCATCGCCTGCCAAGAGCGTTAATAGCAGAGATTAATGCTGTCTCCATAACAGAATCAGAAAAAGTATATGGGGCGGTGTAATCTCCCATATGTAACCTTAGTTGATCTATTAATTGAGTAACGTCACTCATGTATTTGCCTGTAGCTCAGAAAGTCTTTCCTCAATTCTACCTACAACGCCAACAGAAACATTCATTTCCTTAGCCAGGCGCAACATCCTCTCTACTGGAACCGGTGAGGTAAATTTGTCTAACAGGGCTTTCACAGCAAAGAATTTCTTTTTGAGGGCTTCCTCTAGCTCTGCGTCAGAGATTTCATTTACAGAGATTTTTTCCTCTATTTCTTCAGTAAATGGGGCAATGTCACCACGGTCTAGTAGCGGCTTATTTGCCCTCCTGAAGAATTCATGTTCAAAATCTGTCCAGAATGTAAGAACGATATCTTCGATAGGGACTTTGCCTGGCTCACCCGCGAGAATTAGCTCTGTTGGCGATCCAGTGAATTGGTCTATTACTTTTACACAAACCTTGCCAACAATAGTTTTGACATACTTGGCTACTGGTTGGCCGGTTGCCCGCGCTTTTTGCAAAGCGTCGTAATATATTTTACTTGCAGTTAACTCCATTCCTACCTCCCCGTTAAAATGGTTATAGGAGGGGATAATTATCCCCTCCTATCCGATTTTATTAGTCTGTACCAGCAAGAGCTGTGCAGTCAATCACGTAAATACCGATGGCCTTATCAATAATCATACCAAACTGCTGGTATAATTCAAGATACCAATCTGGCGGTGTGGGAGCCATGTCTTCCCATTGCTTCCATTTTGCATCACCGTAGGTGATGAATTCTCCAACATGATTGCCCAAAACCACAACATAGCGGTTCGAGATCATTGGAGTGTAAGTCACCTGGTCTGACCAGACCTGGTCAATGGCAACAATATTGGCTCCATACCAGCTACCAAGCCAGCCAGTGCGGTAAATTTCGCGGATTGCGTCCTCATTTCCCCAGGCATTGTTGTTTACTGGGTCAACGTGGAACCCGCCAAACTGAGTGATTGGTGCCAAGCTTCGTCGTGTACCAACAACAGCGCGTACACCCCCAGGAATACGATAGTTGATCTCATTAATTGCATTGCGTAAAGCGGCCTGAGTTAGATTGGCTACAGCAACGTAGTTATTTGGTGTGTTGACAGCGGTCCAAATATTTGCCAAAGCAGTGAACACACGCCCAACGTAAAAATCTGTCAGGGTGGCCTGCATTTCAGCACGAATACTTTCAACCGTACCAAGCTCGCCAGATTCAAGCTCCCAAAGGTTGGCTCGAACCTTTACGTCTGCTCCATCAAGCATATAGTTAATACGGTCAGCAACCGTGATCTCACTTGCTAGATGAACAGAGCCAGGAACCAAAGTTCTCACATCAATTCCTGTACGCACCTTCTTGACTAAAGCGTCGCCAGGTTTTAATGCGCGGGTATCTAAAAAGAGCCCCACGATGTTTTCTGTGATATGCCCAGGATCAATATACTCAACAATTAACGAGGCCAGGGCTTCGCGTTGTGACTTGTCCTTAGCTAGTGCAGCATAAGCAGTTTTAAATTTTTCGTCCACGAAGGCACCTCCTCTATCCCGGTAGTCTCAGCGTTCTAAATGTCAGAGCGAATGTCGAAGTATTGAAACGCTCTGTAATAGCGACGCGAGTAGTACCACTAGCCATAACTGCTAACATGCCAGCAAATGCGGCCCCATCAGTTGCGGCATCACAAGCACGCAAACGGCAACCAGGAACCTGAATCGCTGGACTATAGACATATTGCCCAGACGGAACAGTAAAGACACCACCACCAAAAGCTAGTGCCTGGGACCCACTGGGGATTACCACGCTCTCTTGGTAACCAGGATACGTTAGATATACTGTTCCTGTGAATGGCGCGTTTCCAGTCTGGTCAAACCCATGGCGCAGAGCGTATGAATATGAGGGATAGTTAATCAGAGGTGGCTCTCTGCGATCATTCTGCCAAGTAAGAACAAACATGGCTTCCGCGGCCTCAGCTGGTGTGTCGGGCAATTTTACGCCAGGAAGATCAGTTAGGCGGCCAGTCAAATCGCTGGGGTACCCAGGATTAGAGGTAAATAATACCATACGGCCCTCTGTGATGTCTTCTGTTACAACAACACCTGTTACATCCGTGTTCTTGTTGATTTCCATTTAATTTTTACTCCCGTCTTAATTCTTTCAGACCCTGGCGAACGATTTCCACAATGTCGTTCTCGCTAGGATCATCTCCGTGTACATCTGGTACATGGACCGAAGCAGCAGAACTTTTAACCTTTTTCATTGCTTCTAGCATTAACTCAAAAGTATTATCGTCCATTGCAGCCCATGCGTCTTGCTTCTCCTGGATTTCTTCCAGAGAAAACTCAAAACCAGCGGCTTTTAAAGCCTCTACACGTTCAGCGAGTTTGCTGGCCTTTGCGTCGGCTTCTTCTCGCTCTTTCTTATACTTACGTAGTGTGGCGACTTCTTCCTCTAAAGTAGCCAATGTTTCCTTTAGCTTTGCCAACTCCTTTTCTGCCGGAGATTCAGTTTCCCCAGATGAGTCCTCTGTGGTTACTTCTTCTTGTGCAGTATTCTCATCATCAACTGTAGAGGCCACGGAGAGAACTGGTGTCCGATCTCCATATGCCGGTTTGCTGACAATAGCAGCTCCAACCAACACGGGGTCAGAAAGCCATTCCACACCATCATCATCAATAGTTGATTTTGAATAAAGAATTTCCCAAGAGATATTAATAGGCTCATCACTAGAGTGTTTTTCGACAAGCATTTTGTATTCGTCTGGTTTGTCAGCTTTCCAAATTGCCGCCTTGCCTAAAATTTTATCCTCTTCTGGGGTTAGTTTGGCAATAGTGCCAAGAGGCTTGGCGTTATCGTGGTCTTTACTGATCTCGCCTTCACCGATCTTGAGTGGCATAAATAACCCAGAATCTACCAACGCAGCAAAAGCAGAACGTGGAACACCCTGCTTATTCTCGTTTGGCTTGTCATCTGTTAATATAAATTCTAACCACCCAAGGTTGGGATGCCCCTCGGAGGCATTAGCCTGGACAAACTGTGCGGAAGAAGTTAGCCTTAACTTTTTGTCCATTTATTGTTACTCCATATTTTGTTTATCTGGTTGGGGGCTGAAGGGTACCGGAGCAAAGTCTGGAAGGCCTAGTTCCTTCATTTTCTTCTGTTCCTTAGCACGTCGTTCCATTTCGACATTGAAGTCAAAATCAGCGATTTCCCCAAGCCCGGTCTTAGAAATAACTCCACGGTCATGTAATTCCACACCAATACTCAATAGGTCTGCAAGCTTTTGCAGCCTGATTGGAGGATAATATGGTTCTGGTACTCCCTTGAAATTATTTCGTTTCTGTATTTCCTTATAAAGGTGCCTCACAAAAGATAGCAAATCTTCCCGCATAGAGTCAATTGAACAACTCGACGGCAACATAGCTACCTCTGATGTTCCAGCACCACTTCTAAGGTTCTCTCCTACCAAGACAAGCCTTGGTAAGCCAAGAGCAACAAGTATATCCTCATTGATTGAGCGGTACTTACCCTCGTCCAAAAGAGCCTTAGTGTCTGGCATTATCCAATCAATTTGTAAAGTATGATTACTGAACAATTGAAAGACTCTTTCAACGTTGTTGGGCAAACCCCTCCAATACATTTGTTCTCTTAATTCAGTTATTTGGTCGGCATCATCCTCTGTAAGAGGATATTCGTCATTTCCTAATCTAAACAACTGAATGGCCTGAATAACTCGTGCAGCGATAGAGTAATCCATTTTTCTTAAATTGCGTTTGTGCATAAAAAGCTCAAGAGCTGGTAACAAATACGGCGTCGGCCACACGTTACCACTTCTTGGCTTTCTTCGCACGACAAACGGATCAGGAAGTTTGAAGAAAGTATCTCCATTTTTTACAGCACGTACAAAATCTGGGTAATTTTCAACTAATAGCTCATAAGTTTCTTTATCTTGTGACCCATCTTTAAATTTACCATTGTTCATAATGAAATAGCGATCTTCGTCTGATACCTTTACAAATACTACTAATCGGTTAGGTAAAGGTGTTTTCTTTATGTCTAATGAGTTCGGGTCTCTAACCCAGATATCTACAGGCAATAAAACACTACCGCGACGCCGTTGCTCTATACTACTAAGTCTAATTCTGTCCCACGTAACTTCTGGTATAACAAGCCCAGACAATAGATACTCCAAGGATGCCTCATTGAGAAACCTAGAAATTCTTTCATTTAATGATTTATAGACGACAAATTCCCTATCCGTACAGCTCCCTTGATTGATCTTGTAGCCATTGTTTGCAATTTCCACTTGTTTATTAATTGTGGAGTGGGCTAAACCCTCATGTGTATAGAAAAACCTACAAAGGCTGACAATTGCATGATAATCGGTTGGGACAACCATTTTATCTATTGCAGAACGCCCTTTGCCCAGGCTCCAAAGGGCTCCATCAGTGTCTACTTCTGTTGGAAAACTATAAGCAGCCTTTGCCAGGCGAAACACTTGCGTCTCTCCACCAATTACTATTTCTTCCGGCATTTATTTACCCCCATCTTGGCCTATACAATCCTTTGTGTTTTCGCCAAGAATAATCTTCAAATTCTTCAGTCATATAATGACCCACTATAAAGCAGAGTAGCGCAGCGAGGTTATGATCTTCTCCGTGTCTTGTCCCCCCGCGTAAAGTAAGAGTCTTAAAAACTAATTCGCCACTAGGAGTCTTTGAATAAGTAGTTCTCTCTAACTCACCGATAACCGCCTCATCCAAAGAAGTAAACTGTATCTCATGGTTATTGACTTTGGTTTGCAAAAGCTGCATAGCAAACTCTTTTGCTCTTACTTCGACACGATCACCCGCTTCATCCATTCCGACAGGAAGCATAGAACGGAATTGGACAGGTACTATTCTATCCTTATAGTTTTTATACTTAAACTTTTGGTCGCCCAAGAGGTGTTGAACGACCGCCTTGCCAGAACTCCCTTCATCTATCCCCAATACCTGTGGATTATAAAAAGAATCCAGCCTATCTATAATAACTTCTTGCAGTGGGTACTCTACATGCCTCAGTGTAATCCTTGCAAGATACCGCCACAAACGAGCAACTCTATAAAGAACAAAGATCACAGTGGGGTCAGTATAACCAAGGTCAATCCCGAATTCTACCATATTTACATCTTTTTCCATTTGTGGGAGTGCGTTGTAAAATCTGGTAAGATAGGTCTTGTCCTCCTTTATCTTCGTTCCAGAGAGAGTGGCCCTGAAAACACTGTATTTACCAATAAGCATCCTTGCGCGGTCGAATAAAGCATAAGAAGGAGCGCCATGTTCTCCAAGAACCAGGTGAACGTAATCCTCACCCTCAACACCACCATATTGTCTCCTATTTCTTTTTTCATCAGCATCGGTGTATCTTGGGTTCATGTGCTGAGAAACTCGATGTTTTGTATACCCAGTCTCCCTTTGGTCTACTTGGTAGAGAACGTTTTTCTCTCTCATGCCGGTCGGCACACCAGAAACTATTAGTTGAAATCCTTCTTCCCAAGTGTTAAGGCATGGTTGAAGCTCTAGCCAGGTTCCCCAAGGGTATAAAGCGGCCTCGTCAACGATTATAATTGGAGAATGAAGCCCAACCACATTTGCTCCAGTCCCAGATTGTCCAGCTATTCTACAATCTATTACTGCTGAATTGTAAAGAATTATTCGGTATGACTGAGAATTAATTCCAGTTCTTCCAATGAAACTACTCAAGAAGGGGTTCGTTCTAAACCAACGAGACATTCTTAAGAATACTGGTTCTAAGTGTACCTTATTAGGAACAGTGTAAACTAGAGGGTCATTCCAAAATTTATTAATTGAATACCATACCAATTTATCAATAATAGAAACGGTTTTTCCTATGCTTCGTCCACAACAAATAGAAACATAAGGGTTGAAATCGCAGAGAAACTCTTTCTGGTAGCTTGTGTATTCCCACTGTTCTTCTTTGGGCAAATCATCGTTGTCCAAAGCACGAATAAACTCACCAAACCAAAGCGGGTGACGGATAACTTCCAGTAAAGCCAGCTCTTCTTCATCGAGTCTTTTTACTATCGCCATACTACAATGGTGGCCCTATTTCTATATTTTTGCCTGACTTTAACTCTGAGCTAGAAACGGTGAAAACCTTCCTACAACGCTTCCTGCCACAAGATAAAGTAATTTTGTTGTCCTGTTCTGGGTAGAGAAACCACACCTTAGCAATCAACATTCCACACTTTGGGCAATAAATTTCTGCTAAGCGGTCAGCAAGAAAATGTTTTGCTCGCTTTTTCAAATCTGTTAAAAGCTCATGAACGGATTCCCCGCTCTGCTCTTTTCTAGCCTTTCTTGTAATATTTAAGTCGCCCTGAATAGTAGAAGCAGTTGCGCGTAGTCGCGCTGCCATACGGTCTATTTTCTCCAATGCGGTCAGGTCTGGTTCATCATCGTTTAAAATATCTTGTTGTCTCTCCGAAAGCTGGTCTAGCATTACTGAGATTTTGGCAAGCTCACGCAACGACAGCATGTCATTTGCTGTCATATCAGAGAGATCATAGTCTGTCTCAAATGATTTTAAGACCTTTGCTATTCTACCTTCCAGGCCACCACTTCTTACATTATCTACGACTTTTTCTAGTTCCTCTTCTGAAAGTCCTCGATATTGTGGTAAATTAGCAAGCTGCTTCGCCGTCATTCTTTTCTTAGCCATAATCACACTTGCTCCAACCACAAGACATACATAAACTGCACCTTCCTGTTCGGTATAGAGTTTCTCCACAGATAGGACAGGTTTCATCTACACTTAACTCTTTGTCCATTGGTGGTTCCTCCTCATGTGGTTCATATGTTATAATGGGTTCGCTATCCATAATCTACAAATCATCTCCTAGAGGAACAGTGAAAATTCTATGCCTGGCACGCTTATTTCTTTGCTCTATAGTTACCAGAGCTTTGACCCAGGCCGGCCAATCTCTATAGTCCACACCAACCAGACCATATTTTTCTTCGCATTGTCTACACACCCAAAACTGGGGTGTTATTGGTTTATCGCAAATAACACATCTGTTCATTGGCATCTTCTGAGAAAAGTTAATCTTAATGATAGAGAACGTCTTTGGCAACAAGGTAAAGCCAAACGATTAGCATAAAAGCCACACTAAGTACAACTCTAAGTGAAACACTAGCAACTTTAACACAACTAAGTAAAATGTAAACAAGAGCCCCACAAAGAATGGCTATAAAACATCTTGCAAATGTTGCTATAACTTCTGCATCCATTTTTCTTCTCCCTATGGAATATCATAAAAAATCCAGTATAGCCCCGCCGCAAGAGCGATTATCCCAATAATAAGTAGGAAAACAGTGATTCCGCTCGGACACTTTTGCATCTTGTGCTCCTTTTCATCTTAATGTTACTAATCGTGGGCATACCACAGCACTTCTCTAATACGCCAGAGCTCTTCTAACAGATCAAGCAAATCGGACGAATCATTTATAACTTTCCTGGCGATTTCTGTAGTAGACATTCCAGCTTGATTGTTTAGGTAATCTCTCATTTTATCTAAGACCGACCGCATGTCACGTAGAATTCGCTCTTCACTATTCATAGTGTTGTTTCCTCTCAATAAGATGTTGCAGCTTCAGCTGCTTCAAGAAAGTTAACTGGCTTGAAATCCCAACAGTCTACCCCAACATCACATGAGTTTATTAGCTTCCTGAGCTTTCCGTGGCTATGCCCATAGAAGTGTAATGCTCCATAGTGAGATTTATCCCAAACGCGCATAGCATAATGACAGAGGACCACGGGTAATTTGGGAAGCAGTCCAGAAATAGAAACCATCCGTGGGAGTATCTCTATTTTCCCAGAGGTTGCCCAACCGGGGCTCAGCCGCTGAATCCATCTATAGTCGTGGCTCCCTGGGACAACTTTTATATTCCCATTGAGCCTGCCCAAATATTGATTAACCCTCTCTAATAGAGAGAAATCCCCTAAATATAAAACTAGGTCGTTCTGTTTAACCAGAGCGTTCCAGTTAGAGATCAGTTTTTCATCCATTTCCTCTACTGAACTAAAGGGTCTGTTGCAGAATCTTATTATATTGGCATGTCCAAAGTGATGGTCTGCCGAAAGCCAGATGTTCTTATAATTAACACCTGTAAATTTTATGGTCCTCTTGTAATCCATCAATGCTCTTCCTGACTTTATTATAGGTAAATACTAAAAGTAGTCCAACTAAAATAAAAGCAACAAATAAAGCAATAAGGGCAATATAGTCAAACTGAATGATTAAAGCTAACATAATTTATCTTGTTCCCTCGCTATATTACTTTGCGCAAGCAAATTTAACATTTCGCGCAACTGCTGAATGAGAGTATAAACATCTCCAGCTTTTAAAGTAACAAACCTTTCAATTTTGCCGGTTTCTTCACCTATTATGAAACTAATAAATCCAAGTGCGTCGGTATCCACAGTAAGTTTGTTACCATATATTCCACTATATATTATTTTTGACATCATTATCTCCCATCAAAGATTTCCGGTAGAAGTCGCTTTACCTCCTCGATGGTACTAGAATAAAAGAAGCGAAAATTTATTGTTACGTTTCCATACGATTTCAAAATATTCCACATCTCTTCAGTGATAATCTCGTGCCAAACACGACCAAACAGCTCTGGGATTCGCTTACGTGAGAATGGGCCGGTTTCTCTCATTTTAGCTAAAACCTTGTTTAGTCTTGCCTCTGTAACAAATTCCTGAGCTAGTTTGTGTTCAAGGGGGGACATTTGTGCCCGTGGCAGGCCAAAATTATTAATATGCTTCTCTCTAAACTCATTTCTCACAAGCTTCGCCCAGACTGTTCTACCATAGTTATTTTTAAAACCATATCTCTTTACAACAATTCCCTCTCCACTACCTTTGCCATCCTCAATCAGAAAAGTATTAGAACTCAGCAACTTGACAAGATGTTCTTCTGTTGGGTTATCAACAATCTCTATTGGCGGAATAAAATCAACTCCGTATTCTTGTAAGGCTTCTATGTATTCATAATATGGGAGATATTCTTCTCTAGCATCATCAAAGACATCAAAAACATAAAAATGTTTCCATGCATCTTCTCTATACGTTTTAAGAGTATGCGGAACCAACCATTCTCCATATAGTCTCCAAGAAGGCTTATCAGAGAATAACGCGAGAAGCCGTTTTTCCATTGGCGAAGATAAAACAAAGTCTAAAAATCCTGCGTTATCTTTCTCTAGTGTCAGCTCCCGTTTTCTACTTCCTGCATGTAGCTTCCCATTATACCAAACTGAGGCATTGGTGCCATCTATTTTAGGGAATATATAGCATGTTCCAACATTTATTCCTGCAACCTCATCAAGACCAAATCGCTCAATGTGCATATATGGCTTAAACATTATCCTTGCCTCATTTCTAGAGTAAGCATATCTCAGTATGGGTATCTTTTCTGTTCTTTCTCAGCAATTTCATCTTCTATATCTGTTGCTTGTTCTCCTAGAATCTCATGTCTAAGCCTGATAAAAGCTCTCTCTGGAACAGTGTGCCCACGCTTAAGATGTTCCTGAAGATGCTCATACGCTTCCTCTAAAGACGTAAAGACAGAATTCCATGTTTTTCCTTGGCGCTGGTCTTCTATAAGAATAAGACACATCTGACAGACAATAGTGCCGTCGACACTGGGATACATATAAACATCCCCCTCGCTAAATCTACAGTATGACATATTGCTCCTCTCTTGTTTAATGATAAAATTCTTGGTGCCTGTATTTCTCTCCTAATCTATTTCCATTATAGCAAATGGTAAGATTTTTGTCAAGTTAGTTCAACCATAAGATTTCTTCGTTGTTATTAGTCAGTGAGAAGTTATCCTTTTGTCTTTCGACTCATTTCAGTTCACGCTCCACCTGTTCTGAGGATAGCTTTGGAAGAGTGTCGCACAATGTATCAGGAACACACGGTGTTGTCTTTAGCCCTCCCCGCTCGCTATGTTCAAGCCTATATGATATCCAGCATCCTGTGGCAACCGCGATCAAGACAGCTCCTAGTATCAATATTCCTATCCAGGCAGAAATCATTTCCATTCTTTCTAAACTCCTTTCCTTGAATCATTTTCATTTTATCATGTGATGAAATTTTTGTCAAGCCAAACCAACCGTTTTTCTTTATTGCTACAGACGAGAGAGCCAGGGATCGAACCTAGATCTCTGATTTTGGAGACCAGTATTTTGCCGATTAAACTACTCTCTCTTAGTCTAATACGAAGGGGCAATACTCATAAGTCCTGCTCACCCATGTCAGTGGAGGTGTGAGGAATCGAACCTCAGTTTCCAAGACAACATATGTCATCTTAGAACGAACCCTTTCACCCCCGACTTAATTGTGTCTATTTAAAACTCTTCTTTCACTTCGCACAACTCTTTTACTTTTCCTGTTTAAATAGCTGCTTGAGATAAGCTACTCTCTCTTAGTTTGTCCAAACAACGATGTTCTTACGCTTTGATACGCATCCAAATAATAAACGGCCCACTTAACGCCATGCTCCTTAGCGGCTCTCCAGTAATCAATGCACTCATCAAGATACCTTTTTACGGCCTCTTCGGTGAGCTCAATCTTCTTGGTCACTGGTTCCGTCCCCGCATCTTTTCTTCCTCTGATTCCTATATCTAGTCCTACCATCAGTGGCATCTCTTAAACCAGCCATAACGCCACTTGACGACCACAAGTGGTGTCCATTTATATCCTTTCAGGTAAATGCGTTCGCGGATAAAGTAAGAACCATGCGCACTACACCATTTGCCGAATGATAACCAAATCATTATTACCTCCCAACTCTTATATCACAGACCGCGCTCCAGGAGTGCTAATCCATCCCTCAAGATAAAGGCCCGACCAGTAACGTCTTTGAGCAGCGTATCAATTCTCGCTAGAGCAGTATAGCGCAGCTGTTGGTCAGACACTTCAAGATCACATGGCCCTATGATGCCCTCCAAGTGGTTTATTGCATGGACCAGCAGGGAATTAATCTCTTCGAGCCTATCCGTGATTTTCTCTGTTGTTCCGTTATCTGCCATTTTACTCTCCCTTTATGATTTTTGTGTCTCTTTATGTCTACTCACAACGCCCCGTTCTGGTCGGCGGGCATCGTTGAAACCCCTGGTATATGCTCGATCTATATCCTCGCACCAGCTACAATATCGTGTGCCATCATCTCGTAGTTTCTCAGCAATATGTGGATGACCACATGGCATCGGTCTAAACCACTTAGAGAGCTCCTCGATATATGCTGCCATTTGCTGTATAGCATCAACCGGATTGCGAAAAGCGGTATAGATACCCGCAATATCACAAGCATCTAGAGCTTGTTCGATTTTAGTTGATTCCTCGCGGTAGTGCTGAATTGTATCATCCAGACGCCGTTGCAGCTCCTCACATTGTCCCACTAGACCAGTGACTATCCCAACCCAATCAACATGGGCCTCTAGACAAATCCACCTTTGAAGATCATTAAGTAACTCGCTGTTCATTGTACTTCTCCTATCCACCCGGTTATTTACGACCAACCACTCATTTTGCGTACTTTCTCTGTCTTTTCCTCTCCGTTCCTGTTAAACACCCTGCTATCAGTCTGGCCTTATCCATCAATTCGCCCGCGTCGATACAGTGAGGATTCCAATATCCCAACCTGACCAGCGCACGCACCCATGTATCAAATATGTAATACTGTATTTTTCTCGTCGTCATTTTATCCCCAATGTCGTTGGCGTCAGCAATTACCCCTCATCTACTTTACACAACTTCAGTGCCTCTTCCAAAGGATACAGCGTCTCTACGCCGTCAGCATTGATCTTGTAGCAACGCATTGCCTTCTGTCCATCGAAGCCACAGATACGGCACACATTGTCTCGTTCCCAGGCAGCAGAGATCGATGCAGCGATCACAGCAGTAGCAATTAGTATCCATGCCAGGCCCAGAAGCAAAGCGGCTCCAAACCTCTTCATTCTCTTACTTCCTCCTCCGCCAATTCCGCCCGTGTCCAAACACCACCAGCAAAAAGTGCCTTGTCAAATGGTGGCGGCTTTTGGCAAGGGCTACGGTAGATACACCACATAGTAGGACTAACCCACACGCAAATGGAACATGCGGAGTGTACGTCTCTAATAGCATGACATAAGGTTAATGACAATCGCCGATGTCTCCATAGCCATAACCAATCGTGCCAATGCCGCAAGGATTCTCTCCAGCGGGAAAGACATTCACTTATTCGAGCCACAATTACAACTATTAATAAGATAAGTAGTATACCAGGCCAGCCATAACAACATAATTTCCAACATCTAAATCCCCTTTAATTGTTACTAGCCTCAACATTGGTTTTAGCCAGTTCTTTACGCACTTCAGCACGACCTTCCTCACGAGCCTTTTCTAACATTTCCTCAAGCTCACACTTGCGGCATTGCCATTCACCCGGTCGTACAAGGTCCATTTCAGAGTTACAGTTAGGACACAGACAAACTTGATCGGCCTTATCCCACTCATATTCCGCGCCACACTTAAGTTCCTGAAACGCTTTGACCTTCAACATTTTAGTGATTTCCGCGAGGTCTGCTGCTAATTCGTCCCTTGCCTGCTTCAGTGTTCCAGCTAACTCGCGGGCCGCATCACGCTGCGCTTCCAAACGTCCAAGTTTCTCAGCGGCTACCTGCTGGTGTAGCATTTCCAGTTTCAACAGTGCATTATACTGTATCCCTAGCCGCCTGGCCTCTGCCTCAGCTGTTCGCTTCTCTAGCCTCAACAATGCATTGTCACCTTGCAACCATTCAACCTCATCCAGCAGCGCCGCCAGCCAGCGACGGGCGTTAGCGAAAAGCCGCGCATAAGCACGACCATCTGGTCCGCACAGGACATCATTATTCCACGTGCCATCAATGAAAGCGGCTATAGTCCAATACGGTCCAACTGGTCCAGTTTCCAGCGGCACATCTGGTGTAGCTTCCACATTAGTCCAGTATCCATCAATGTCGCCCCAGACTGAAGCGCCATAGTCATCACCCGTGTTGCTCACAAGCCTTGTGTCCGGCGTGGCTTCAATAGCCTCTTTGATCTCATCCAGCAACGCAGCATCCATTATTCACTCCTTTTACTCACAAGTCTACCGGCCCACGACATTTCCGAGAAACGCACCATCAAGTCATATCTGCTCGGCGTCGTCATGCCATCATCATCCATTCCCATACACCACTGTCATCAATATCGAGGTCGTCGCTATCTCTTTCGTCATAACTGCTCACCACTTGCTCCTCAACAACAGCTACCTGGTGTTGGCAAATGCCATACAGCCTGTCGACCGCCCCTTGCTTCATGGCCTGCTCTTGTGCTCTGGCTAGTAACTCATCCATTGATTGTCCTCCGATACAACATCTCTACAATCATGCCCCAGAAATTACCTTGTGCATGTTCGTACACCGAGGGGCTTTCTAGCTTCAATTCCTCTGGTGTTATTTGGTTGAGACCGTGCCGCAATGCTACGTCGAACCAAAACGCTTTATCTCTCCAGATATACGGCTTAATCCGCCTTAGCCGAGGTCCAGTTACACCAGTGCCGCCCCCACTACCACCGACAACCCATTGCTCAATAAAGTGGTTCCAGATCAAATGCTTGCGCTCATCCGTCAATTCAACACTCATCATTTGTCCCTTTTGCTCAAACCTACCAGTACACCGTGGGCAATCACATTAAAATTTTAACGGTATTTTTCTTATTCTTAGTAGTCTCTGCTTGATCCTTTAAAAGCTTTAACCTCTTAGCCATATTAACTAGTGTTTCATACTGTTCAAACGTAAGTAGTGACACATCTCCATTTGAGAAATAAGCCACTCTCCAGCCGTCCTCTTGCAACTTAACTACAAATGCTGTTTTATCTGGGATAACAACTTTTATTGCTTGGTCGATGCCAACAGTGTTATTCATTTTCTAGCCTTTCTGAAAGTATTTTCCTGGTTTTCTGATGCTAAATACATTTCTCAAGAAGTTCTTCAATCTGCTCCAGGTCCTCTCGAATCAAAGACAATAATACACAAGCCATACGAATTCTCTTGGCTTCGTCTTTATAACTAATGCGGTTTGCGATGGACTTACCAATACAATTGAATATCTCTTCAATTTCTTCCAGGTGCTCTATCTTTGTTTTCTGAGGGGTATTTAAAAGTCCCCCAGAAGGTCTATGAAGTTTGGTTGACATGGTCTCCACTCTCCAGTTTCTAGTTTTCTCTGCCAATAACGGGCTCTTGCACCATATCCTGTTACTATAACATCAGAGGCTACGATTAAACCTCCAACTAAACCTGTGTTGGGGTCTTCGCACAAGTAAAGCTCTCTACTCCCATTGCAGTAATATCGGACTGTAGCACAGGACCTAGAGCTAATTAGCGTCGCAATACGCCAGGCGTCTAAACTCTCACCGACGTGCTTGGCAGCATGAGCTGAGATTGGTGGTTGGGAAATGGCTGGCTGTTCCCACAAATTCTGTATTTGAATTGTCAGGACTAAGCCGCCAACCAGCAGCAAGAGAAACACAAACCCCGCCATCCCGCCTTGTCTCTGTGTATTATCCTGGATCATTTTTACTGACCTCCATAACTCTCCAACCCAAGAATCACTTTTGGCCCACGCCTTATATTCTAGGTTTTATTGTTTATACTCTTTACCAGCCCCCGCACCGTGCCACACATGCTAATATAATAACTAGAGCTAAAATCAATAGTATTAGCAAGCCCACTTTGTCTGCATCTTTCATCTCTACTTTCCTTTCCAGTTAAGATGAGTTATCGGTATGAATAAACTCTACTGCATCTTGGTCAAATAAATTTGGCTGTAATCGTAATCTAAGAATATCTTCAAGGGACTTATTCTTTTCAATGCCTATACCAACCCTACCAAGGTCTCTTGCCACTTTAATGGTGGTTCCTGTGCCAACAAATGGGTCCAAAATAATATCTTCTCTTGCTGTATACATCGTTATCAGTCTCTTTGGTAATTCCTCTGGGAAAGTAGCCTGTTTGCTCCCTTCTACTATAATGTTATCTGCCACACTACTAAAATTCCATACTCCATGAACATATTGCGACCATTCTTCTTTGCTCATATTTAACTGCTTTGGTTTCAATTGTGCTCCTTTGGAATACTTGCGCCAAACAAATATATATTCCCAAGAAGGCGATACACGCATTTGTCCTTCAAACCTTGATTTCTGAGTTAGGTGTCTGGCTGCATCTAACATAGGCCTATTTTTATTCCAGATAATCCTGGCCCACAAGTCCATCCCGACCCGATTCATAATATCCACATAGAAGGGAACATATGATATCTCTAATGGTCTACCGAACTCTTTAGCGTTTGCATATTTATCAGCAAAATTGATAGCAATCTTGCCCCAAGGTTCAAGCAATGGTACACATCTGGAGAAAACTATGTCTAACAGTTTAAGATATTCTTCCCAATTGTTCAGATATAGTTCATATTCTCGATTAACAAAATAAGGAGGGCTGGTAACCACTAAGGCTACTTTTTCTTTCAGCTCTCCTGCTAACTCCAATAGAACTTCTCTGCTATCTCCAAAATAAATCCTATGATTCATCCGCTCCCCAGTAGTTAAGCTTGCCCTCTCTCGTAAATGCAAAATATATTACTTCTGGACCTATAGATGGAAGCTCAACATATGTATGTGTTTTTCCACAAGGAGAGGCTTTCCCTCTACGAACAATCCCTCTATGAACAACTCTATAATTTACCTGAGCGCCGTTTAGCATATGCAAAAACATCTCCAGATCAGACATATCAAACTCCTTTATCAGTCTTTCCTTTCAACGAGAAATTTCTAATAGCTAATTCCTTCTGTTCTTCTGTTGCTTTCTTCCAACATTGTTTGTGCCAAATAATATTAGCGTATGGACGATCACTTGCTTGTAAAAATTGTTCTTGTTCTTCTTCTATTGGTTTGTTACAGCCAGGGCAAATCATCTTAGCTTCCTATATCTTTTCAATGTATCCCACAAAGTCTTAGTCAAAAAGCGGTCTTCCTTAGTAACTATAAAGTTCAGCAGGCTTTCTACGTCTGCTCTTAGCAGTGGTACATATACTACTTTATGTTTCTCTTCACACTGCTTAGCCCTCTTAAATGCTTTTTCTCTATCATTACTTGTATAGGTCCTACCACAGATTGAGCACCTATAAGTATGCTTTAAACTTTCTGGCATATCAGCTCCTTGACAAAATTTTTATTTTATGTTATTATGAATTTTAAGAGTAGCCAGAATTATGCTTAATAACAAAACCTCTTAATTTAAAAAAAATTTAAAAGCTTAAAATTTTAAATCTTCATTTATATATAAAAATTTATTTGTTTTAACTTTTAAACTTCCTGTACCTCCGCAGTATTCGGCGGCGACATTTTAATTTTAATTTTCATTTTTGTCAATAATATTGTAACACAAAAAAGATTTTTTGTCAAGGGAATTTTGCGCTAAGAACGTCAAAAATTTCTTAAAAATTTCTTAAAATACGTAGAAACGCTGTTTTTGTCTTGACAAAATTTGCTTTTTGTGCTATAATAAGGAAGATCAAAAATTTTAAAGGAGCAGCATGGAGTTTGTAACTTCTGATATTGTCTTACAAGAGGAGATATTGCCTGATATACTTAGGCATGATATTCTCTCTTTGGACGTTGAGACTACAGGCTTTAATCCTAGAGAGAGTGTTTTAGTTCTAGTTCAAATTGCTACTCCAGAAGAGATATATGTTTTTGATGCTAGAGCATGTAATCTCACACCGCTATTCTCTGGGATTGAGCAAGTAAACCCACTTATCATTGGACACAACCTAAAGTTTGACCTGAAATTTCTCAAGCAAAAATACAATTTTACACCTAAAAGATTATTTGACACAATGTTAGCTTGGGGAATAATCTACAACGGAAAGCGAAGTCAATTTGCTTCGTTGCATGAGTTGACTCTTCTCCTGTTAGGGGAAACTCTGGATAAAGACTTAAGAGCATCTTTCCAATATACTTATGGAGATGTTACTGAAGAACAGATAAAGTATGCTGCCAACGACGTTCGCTTTTTATACAATATATTCAGAGAGGAGCTGACACTATTAAAACAAGATGACCTTATTGCTACTGCCAAGCTAGAGTTCTCCCTTATTCCTGTAGTAGTTGATCTGGAACTTACTGGCATAAGAATAGATAGAAATAAATGGGAAGAAATAATCGCCAGACTCCCAGAAGAGATACAGGCACTAGAGCAAGAAATAGGGAAAATGTTATCTAACAGAAGTAGTGGTTACTTGCAAAGCGCCCTTGTCGAAAAAAGCGGGAGCTTGGTGCAAACAGATGGCCTACCTGTAGACTTTAACCCAAGAAGCAATTTACAAGTCAGAAGAGAATTGGTTAATTTTGGTTACAACGTAGATAATGTTCGTGCTTCGACCTTGCGGTCTATTCCGCACCCATTTGCACGGGCAATCCTCAAACATAGAAATCTGGCAAAGATAGCATCTACGTATGGAAAGAATTTCCTTGCGCTGATTGAGTCTGATGGGAAGATACATGCAAACTTTAATCAGAATGGTTCTAGAAGCGGGAGATTCTCAAGCAGCAACCCGAATTTACAGAATATTCCAAGATCGAGTGCTTTTAGAGGTTGCTTTATTGCAGATGCTGGTTGTAAATTTATTACGGCGGATTTTTCTCAAATTGAGTTAAGAACAGCGGCGGTTCTTAGTGGAGAGCCAAAGATGCTGGAAGAGTATTCCAGGAAGGACGCTGATTTACATAGAAGAACTGCCTCTTACATTTACAAGATACCAGTAGATAAAGTAACAAGTGAACAACGATCTGTTGGAAAAAATGGGAACTTTAGTATCATTTACCAGATTTCTCCGGCAGGCTTTGCCTCTAGATATGAAATTAGCATCAAAGAGGCAGAGAGAATAATAAGCGGTTTTTGGTCTGCCTATGACATGCTCCATAATTATATGTTGTCGCAGGGGGACTTGGCAGTTACTCGTGGATACACCAAAACAGCTATTGGTAGACGCCGATACTTCCTTCCACCGAGCCAAAATTCTAGAATGTACAGAGCAGAGATTTCTAAAATTCGTAGAGAGGGAGCAAACTTTCCTGTTCAGGGTACCGCAGCAGATATTATGAAGCTTGCTCTCATAAAAGTACGAGAAGCAATAATGCCATACGGTGCTAGTATAGTAAATACTGTACACGATGAGCTCGTAGTCAACACTCCAGAGGAAACTGTTGCTGAAGTTGCGGCACTTGTCTACAACGAAATGATTAATGCTGCTATCGATACTCTTGGAGATGAGTTGCCATGGGAAGTGAACATGAAGATTGGAAATTGTTGGGAAAAAGCTTGACAAAAAATAACGAATCTGATATAATTGTAATATGGAAAAAACTAACGAAGTTTTGAAAAAAATTAAACGCTTGTATGGAGAAGAGGCTATTTATCTTCTTAACGATTTCCCGACGCAGGATGTTGACGTAATCCCGACTGGAGCCCTACTATTAGACCAAGCATTAGGAGTGGGGGGAATTCCTAGAGGAAGAGTAACAGAAATATTTGGTCTATATAATACTGGCAAGACAACAATCTGTCAGCATATTATTGCGGAGGCACAAAGACTCGGGTTGACCCCCGCTTATATTGACGTAGAAAATGTACTTGACTTTCAGTGGGCGTCTCTTTGTGGTGTAGATTTTGACAATCTCCTTTTGTCTCAACCAAGCTTTGCAGAAACAGCTCTTGGAATTGCAGAAAAATTGATCAAAAGTGGTGAGATTGGGTTAGTAGTAATTGACTCCGCTGCAGCTCTGACTCCTAAGTCTGAAGAGACGGAAGAAGAATTTAAAGATGTTAATACCACAGGGATGCGGCGCGCAAAATTACTGTACCACTTCTTCCGCGTCGTAGTTCCTGCACTTAGAAGAAATAACGTGGCCCTGGTTTTTACAAATCAGATGCGAGATAATACCAAATCCATATATGGAGGAGTTCTTCCAGGCTGCGGCCACGCAATTAAATATTATGCCTCTGTTAGAATGGAATTAAAAGTGAAGAAAAGTGGAAGAGTGTTCTCTGGAGACACAGTAGTTGGTCAGGAGGTTCAGGCTAATATTGTGAAGAACAGGGTGGCACCGCCATTAAAGACTGCCTCTTTCGTGATATTATTTGACGCTGGTATAGATAAAGCAGCGGACGTGTTAACAGCGGCCCTCTCTTTTGGGATAGTAACGAAGGCTGGACCGTATTTACGTTACAATGAAACTACTATAGGACAGGGGAAAGCAAAAACTATTCAAGCGTTACGCGAAAACCCAGAATTACTATTGGCTATAGAGCAAGAGTGCAAGGAGATTTTGTATGGCTGATACAACTTCGATAGAGCGGCTTTTTAATCTCGGAGAGTTTAGTAATATCAGAATAACCGTAGCAGATATTAGCAAACCCTTACAAGAGCGCAGGATAGAGATGCTAGAAAGGATTTTAGATATCTACGAAGCATTTTACCTGCAACAAGTTATAAGGTATATGCTACAAGACAATGATAAGCTAACTGAACTTTGGTGTACCAGATATGAGAATTTAATCGCAAATAGAGATACCTATTTCAAGGAACTTACTAAGAATGAGGAGGAAACGCAAGATGACACAACTAACTGACTTTTCAGGACCAGAGAAGGTTGCACGATCTAATGACTTTATCAAAATTGTTCCTGGTATTCCGGTGACAATTCAGATTTTAGATAAGAAGTCACATCACATTGTGGTCCACTGGATTGCCGATGGGACTGGCAGACGATTCAGCTTCCGCTGTTTGGGGAAAGACGTTTGCCCTGTGTGTATTAGAAATGCAGAAATTGGTTGGGACCGGAAACACCCGAACTATATTCCTGCCCAGAACAGGTATAGAGTTAATGTCCTTGACTTGACTCAGGGGAAAATTTGTCCGGCATGCGGTGCGGTCTATGTCGGAAATATTCCAGAAGTTTGCACTAATGAGGCTTGTTCTGCGAGCTTGCGGGATGTAGAGGCAGCTCCACTGAACCGAGTTCGTATCTTGGAGCGTGGGCGTAGGCTCTTCCAGAAATTTAATGCACTACAAGAAGTCCCGAACCCGTTTGCGAATGATGAGATTATTCCTATTCAGTCCTACCCGATTAGATTAGTTGCTACTGGGCAGGGAACACAGATGGAGATTACTGTGTTGCCACAACCCCCCAATAACATTGATCCAACCCAATATGAGCTTTTAGACCTAGATGCTGGACTGGTCCTCACTCCAGAGGAAATTCAGTTCATCATGGACGGCGGCTCTTTGAATGACGTGTTGTCAGAGCGTCGTGCGGCAAAGGCAAATGCATCATCTGACGAAGGCGATATTCCATTTTAATTACTCCTGGTTGGTGGGTGTAAATTTACACCCACCAACCAAAAATTATTACAATGGTCGGGAAATTTCTAAGCCAACTTAATCAAAATGAGAAGGGGTCGCATTTAATATTGGCTAGAGTCTTCTCAGAGATTTTTGGGAGGAAATTGAGGAACGAAGAATGGGGGTGGCTTCGGAGGCTAATAAAACTTTATGGTAGTGAGACAGTCTTTTGGGCTTTACTTTCTAGTGTTGGCATAAGCAACACGAACAAACCTTTAGCTTACGTGAGTAAAATCTGTATAAATTGGCTGGCTGATGGGGTCGAAGAGGCCTACAGGGATACAGCGAATAACTTTATTGACGAAACACAAGAACTGCTTTTGGAACTAAGAGGGGAAAATGCTGCTGAATAGACCAAATAGTCTGCAAGATGAACGGGCAGTATTGAAATGCTTGATTTTGAATTACGAATTGTACTTTGACATGAAACAACAGCTCACCCCAGATATGTTCTTCGGTGAGGACAATGCGCTTGTCTATAAAGTTTTCTTAGAGTTAGTGCTAGATGGACAATCCCCAGACACGGTTCTTGTTATGTCAAAGTTGCAAGAGAAGGGCCATCTTGACCTAATAGGGGGGGAGGAATATTTCAAAAGTCTGCTTGGCCTTGAAACATTAGAAAGCAACTTTAGTAACTATGTGGATAACGTATTCTCCACATATCTGTCCAGGCAGATCATAGATGCGGGGAAAGAGATAGTAGATGTTGGTTACAAAGAGAACGCTAATACAGCTCTTCAAGTTCTTTGCAATAAAACAGATACTTTGTTGACTATTTCTACAAATAGGGGGTCCGCTGTTACAGCGGCAGACATAATGAGTACAGAACTTGAGGCACTCATTGATCGAATAAAGACTGGGACAGGGGGCTCTGGATATAAAACCTTATTTTTGGATTATGACGATTTGACTGGGGGCTTGCACCCGTCAGATGAGGTTATTATCGCTGCAAGGCCCAGTGTTGGTAAAACAACAATGGCAACGCGCTGGATGTTGAACCTTGCTAAGCAAGGCATACCTTGTCTATTTTTCTCTTATGAAATGTCTAGAACACAACTTGCTCAAAGAATGATGGCAATGGAGTCCGGTGTCAACCTGGCAAAAATAAGGTCTGGAAGATTGCCCGCTGGAGACGAGTACAATCGTGTTGTTGCTGCATCTAAAGAGGTTGGCTCTCTTCCTGTTTATATAAGTACCGCTGCTAGTGCTGGTGTATTGGATGTAATTAAAGAATCTAAAAAGATGTCTCGTAAACATGGGGTAAAGGCAGTTTTTATTGATTATATTCAGCTGATGCCAATGAGAATTGAGTATGCAACACAGGATTTGGGAGAGATTGCTAGAAGTTTAAAAATGATGGCAATAGACACAAACCTGTTAGTTGTGTACCTTAGCCAGCTAAACCGTGGCGTAGAGTCCAGGGCGAATAAAGTCCCCCTGCTATCAGATTTGAGACAATCGGGCAACCTTGAAGAGCATGCCGATGTTGTCTTAATGCTTCACCGCGAAGAGCTGTATAATCCAACTCCAGATAACAGAGGGATAATAGAAATCTGGATTAGAAAAAATAGAAATGGACCAATTGGAGTATTACCGGCAGTGTTCCATGCTGCTTCTGTAGACATATCTCCAGTTGGTGGAACTTAAATCAAGGAGGAATCATGCCTATCAATCCAAAAAAGGGTGAAGAGCAACAGGAATTTATCAGTCGTTGTATCGCTATTGAGAAGCGAGCACATCCTGAAATGAAGTCAGATCAGATTGCGGCTATTTGCTACAACGCCTGGCGTAAGGCTCATCCTGGCAGTGCTCCACCACCTACCAAGAGTTCAGAAGAACAAGAGTACAAATTGGCAACCGCAGAAAATGACGAGTAGACAAAAGAGGGCTGGAAGTAATTGGGAAAGGGAACTGGCAAAAAGGCTCAAGGGCAAAAGACAGCCTAGCTCTGGTGCTTTTGGAACACAACATCATGATGCAAAACTCACAGGAGACGTTGTAGTTTCGTATCCATGGTGGAACAAGCCGCTTCACATTGAATGTAAATACGGCTATGGTGGCAAATCACAACTTTCACTTAAGCGGGGGTGGTTTACAAAAGTAAGACAAGAGGCAGCAAACGCTAACCGTTATCCATGCGTAGCTATAAAGTTTAGAGATGTAACCAGTGACGTTGAAACAGCTAAAGTAATTTGCTTTAATATAGATACTTGGGAAAGAATGATGCAAGAATTAAAATACTTATACTTAGATTATCTCTCGATGCTAAAGGAGCAATATGAGAACCAAGAAAAGAATAAGTGAGTTTGCTGACCCCTATAGAGAGTGGGTTGTAGTTGCAGAGTTTCTGTTGGCCCTGGATAGGGACGCTACAATGTTTGATCTTATTAAGGTTATGTATGAGTGGAAAACCAGTTGTCCTTTTCCAGAGATGCCAGACGAAGACGTAGTTTTATCTTTATTTGATAGCGGTATGTCGCCAGTGAATATTGCTCGCAACCTTGATACAGAATCAGGAGTAGTCAGAGCGATCTTAGAGAGTTGTAAAAGGATTTAAAACTATGGTAAAGCAAGAATCGCTTATCCCTGATTTTGACCAGCTTGACCAAATGGTCAATACACTAGGGGAGCTCAAACGCAAGGAGTTACTTACTAAGCATACACTAAAAGCCTTGGAAGCCAGCTATATAAAGAGAGCTCTCACAGACCAAAATTGTTGGGTTGGTGGAAAGCGTCCAACAATGTCGTATTGTGAGCGGGTTGTTGCTGTTATTGGCAACACAGAGGAAGAGAGGGAAGCTCTTCTAGGACTCAGAACAACATTGGCAGAGCTGGCTGAGGGGATAGAAATTACCGGGCAGCTAATTAGAACGATGCGAGACAGACTTGATCTATATAGAACGCTATCAGCCAATGAAAGGAACTCTTTATTGTGATTTATATCTCTGCTTCGTCGCTTAAAGCATTTAATGACTGCATGTACAAGATAAAGCTGCGACGAGAAAAAGCGGCTAGAATTATTACTGCAAGTCAAGTTGCGGGGTTGGTGGTGCATGATGCTATAGAGCATTATTCTGCTACTGCTGCGAATGACGTGGCAAGAATACTTGCTGAACGGCTAACGGAAAAGAACTTATTTTTCTACCCAAGACAATCTGTTGCTGGTTTAATTCGTGATAGTGTCACTTGTGTAAATAACTACAAGCAATTGCGTGAATACCTGCCAGAATCTAAAGGGAGAGAGGTAAACTTTCGTTTCAATTTCTCTAATAATGCAGAGATACTGGGAAGGTTTGACGAGTTATGCTACCCAGATGTAATAGTAGATTACAAGACCACTAAGCGACCGCCAACAAAGTATACTTTAGCTTATGACCTACAGGCAACTTTCTATACTTGGGCTTACAAACATATGTATGGAGTTTTGCCTGAATATTACTATGTCCATTTATTTTCAGCCAGGATATACAAGTTAGTTAGAACTGATTTTAGAGATTTGATTAGTAACATCGAGAATTTTATATTTAGTTGTTCTAATGATTTTCTACCGAGGCAACCAGATGGGTACAAGTGTGGAAACTGTGAGTACAGGGAAAACTGCGCCGAATGGGGCAAAAATAGTGGCTCTCTTTTTGCGTCAGTACATGAATCTAGACAGAGAAAAGCTAGACGGGTTGATCCCCTCACTACGTTTTGATATAGAAAATGCTATTAAGACTTTACTAGATAGCGGAGAATTTGGGAGTTACGAGAAGTTCCTCATAGATTTGTATGTCTTAGGGTTTTCTATTTCAGATATTTCTGCTATATTTGGTTGCGCCAGGTCTACATTAGACAAAGAAATGTTTAGAATTTGTAAGAGAATTGCTGACTTCCTTGGTGATAATTATTTCGAGGTATAACATGAAAAGATGTGTTATCTGCGGCAATTTTAGTTCGACTAGTATTTGCTCCAGTTGCTCTGAGGAGCTTGCTAATGTTTCTACAGCGGTTGTGAATAAGCTTGTACGCGCTATAGCAGCAAAGCATAGGGAGCCAAAGTATAAGAAAATGGAGGATGGATGCGAACCTATAGACGAGATAGAGATGAATATCTTACAAGAAGAGCTTTAGAATTATCTACGATATTCTCTGAATCTAGAATAGCTCAGATATTATCTGAGGAACTAGGCGAGGAGATAACCAGGAATACGGTGCATGGAAGGATATATAGAAGAACCAGATCATCCGGCTTAGAGTGTAAGCCACGTACAAGCATGCCGTATTTTGAACGTTATGAACGTTATCTGAGAAAGGTAGAACCGCCCCCAGAGAAGGCTAACTTCTCTTTTGATAAAGGACATATTAAGATATTAGTAATCAATGATTTGCATGCTCCTTTTCAACATGAGGAAGCGTTACAAACAGCCTTGACAGATAACTTTTCTTCTGATATAATAGTTACATCGGAAATTTCAGACCTATATTCTTATTCTCCCTTTGCTAAAGATAAGCACGTGTCTTTTGAATTGGAAGTTGAGGAAATACTCAGACTGTTTGAATATTTTAATCAGACCTTTCCTGTTACTTTTGTTGTCAGTGCAGGACATGAGAAGAGAATAACTAGAGCAATAACTAGAAAAATACACACAGAGTTGCTATTTCTAATAGAGACAAATTTACTAGAGCTTCTTGCAAGTCCTTTTCCAAACATTATTACAATTCCAGAGCCATACTTCCAAATCAATGATGCGCTGTTTACACATCTAAATAAATATTCTCAGACAATTCCTATGAGAAGTGCGCACAACACACATCGTTGGATACAGAATTGGAAGAAGTCTTTGGGTATAGGGGAGTATCGGGTTTTAGCTCAAGCCCACTCTCATCATAGTGGTATATACAATATGCCGACGGTACAGCTTATTGAGACCGGCTGCTTGCAAAAAATACCAGAGTGGGTACTTGATAGGTGTCCAATGTTACCATGGATGACAGGGTGGACTGTGATTGAGCAGAATGACGGAAGGACGGATTTGAACGCAACGAAAGTAGTGATATATGAAGATAGACGAGTTGGCACAAAGGGTTAGTATTGTTCCAATTATCGAGGAGGCTTTTACTCTACGGCAGTCTGGGCAACATTACTTGCGTGGGGTAGAGCACGATAGCCTGGTTGTAGATATAAGAAAGAATAAGTTTTACTGGAATTCTCTTGGGATTTCAGGGGGGCCTATTACCTGGCTAATGCAGATACGCGGTTTATCTTATAGACATGCTTTAGACGAGCTCCAGAGATTTAGCGGGTTACCATTTAGAGAGGCATTATTGAAAATAGATAAGCCTACTCCGATCTACCCCAGACTGCTAGATACGTTTTTTGAGTTGGGGAAAAGAAATAGGAGCTATTGGTATAGCCGTGGTTTTACAGATGATTCGATTGATAAGTTCAAACTTGGTTTTACCGGTAAAGCCAATGTTATACCAATTATCCAGGATGGAGTGTTAGAGAATTTCCAGTGTAGAATTGGACAAGGGGCTGAGAAAAGAGTTTGGTGGTGGGCAAAACACAAGGCCTTAAATCTGTTCGGTGCAGATGACTTGAGATCAAGTTATGTGGTTTTAACAGAGGGTCCAATAGACGCAATAACTTTACATCAGGTTGGTATTCCAGCAATTACTCAATCTGCGATAAACTATTGGAATAACTTGTGGAATAAATATTTAGTCGATTGTTACACTATATACATTTTATATGATAATGATTTAGCTGGAAGGACGGCGGCAAGAAAGATAGTCAAGCGGTTTTTAAATAGAGGGAAGATCGCTTATTGGCCGTCATTCTTACCGGAAAAGTTTGACGTAAATGATGGGCTTATTCAGTTTGGGGAAGATACTTTGAAGAAGCTACTAACTGAAATAATCTTTCCATATTCTGTTTATCAGGCAGAGGAAAATGATACCAGTTATATAAAGGAGCGGGATGAAGCAGCACGAAAAATTCTTTGATTTCCCTTGGCCGTTGAAACGAGCAAGGAAGGAAAGTAGAAAGGTAAAACACAGCGGCAGACATGTCGGTGCGGCAATAACAAAAGGGGGAAGGTTGTTGTCTGTAGGAAGAAACAAGCTAAAGACGCACCCCGCTCTAACTACGTTTTCGATACACGCAGAGCAAGATGCCATTCTCTCTAGAATTCATTGCGACGACATGACTGGGGCAACGATGTGGGTGTTTAGAGAGACCGCAGATGGTATGCCAGCGATGGCAAAGCCGTGTGACAAGTGTGTTAATATGATGTTGGCTTTTGGAATTAAAAAAGCAGTATATAGTGTGCCTTACCCACCATATATTGGGGTAACTGTTTATAGAGGTGAAACATGAAATTTGTAGCGGTAGGAAAGGAAAGGATTTACCTCTCCGACTACGAAGGCAATGCTGAAGAGCTTGAACGCCTTCTTAGGTCATGGGCTTCGTCTGTAGAAGCTGTTATGACCAAGAACCTTGAGTTGTATCATAAACTCTACAAGGAGGTTTTTGGTATCCCAGAGGGTGTCAAAACGCCAGAAGAAGAGCGTGAGTTTATGGTTGCGCGTTGGGGAGAGGATCTATTGAAGAATGAAGAGGTCGTTGAGTTGCTTCGTGAAGCTACGGTAAAGTATGAAGAGGTAAAGAATGAATTGCCCAGTTTTGAAGATTGGGCAACGGAACATAATTTGGAATTGGAGATAATTCCATACGTTGTTGAGATTCCTTAAGGAGGGTAATATGGTAGACGTAGCAGTGCTGGTTGGTTTGGAAGTTATTGCGGTAAAGAAGTTAGATAATGGTGGCGTTGCTTTTCTGTTTGATGACGGTTTGATTTTTGTTGCCAGTGAAGAGGATGGTTACTCCCTGGTTAGAGCCGAGAACTGGGAAACTGTCTTTGATAGTTTATCATAGGCTTCTTTGGTTTGGGGGAAGTTGTTAAAAGGCTTCCCCCAAACTAACTAAAAGCAGGACATGAAAGCCAAGAGTAAATCAGAAGGCGACAAGAGGCTGTATAAGATTATCTATGCAGACCCACCTTGGAGATATAAGAATTGGTCTATGTCTGAGCTTGCCCAACGTGGTGAGAAGTGGGCCAGGCGGATGGGTAGAAGCCCTTATGATGTCATGGACACAGAGGATATTTGTAAACTTCCTGTTGGGGAATTAGCTGCTAAAGATTGTGTTCTTTTTCTTTGGGTTACAGACCCAAAGCTTGAGGAGGCTTTCAAAGTTATTAATGCATGGGGATTTAGCTACCGAACGGTTGCATTTACGTGGGTTAAGACGAACAAGAAACGCGGTCTTGCCCCATTAGGAGAACATTTAGGCGCTTTAATGGCTTATGGCCTAGAGGGATACTTTGATTGGTTGTTTTGCTTCGGGCTCGGTTTCTGGACAAGGGCAAATCCAGAAATGTGCTTACTTGCTACACGGGGACACCCGAAGAGAGTTAGCAACAAGGTACAACAGCTATGTATTGCTCCAAGAAGAGATCACAGTAGAAAGCCTGATGAGATAAGAGACAGAATAGTTGAATTGTGTGGAGATTTACCTAGAATTGAATTATTTGCCAGGCCCCCAATTCCCGAAGGATGGGACGTTTGGGGAGATGAAGTAGAAAGTGATGTAATTCTATGAAAGACACAATTAGATATAGAAAGGAAAATAGACTGGTTGACCAGGAATATGAAAGTCCTCCGATTATGAGGAACGGCAAAGTTATAACAAAAATTGAGGGAAAACGGGTGCCTATAAAAATTGATGACGTTGTTGGCTGGACGTTGCATGGCAGACCAGTTTTGCCTGGGAACAAATAAAAGGGGAAGCTAATGCCTATTTGGGTGCAAAGTATATTGGCCTTAATAATTGTTGTCTTGGTTTTAATATCGTTGGGACAGCCATTGCTGCGGCAATGATACTCTGGCTGACAAGCAAAAGCATATGATAGAACAAGATATCATTAAAAGAAGAAGCCATGAAAGCTAAATTTAAACTATTGACTAAGGATGCCAGACTTCCTACAAGGAAACATGAGGGAGACGTTGGCTTTGATATTTACTCCATAGAGAATACAGTTATCCCGCCTGGGCACTGGAAGATTGTACATACGGGAATTCAATTGGCAGATATGCCAGGGAATATATTTGTTCAGGTATGGCCTAAGAGCGGGCTGGACGCAAAAGAAGGGATTACCGTCGGAGCAGGGATTATAGACTCTGGGTACCGTGGAGAGGTATTAGTATTATTGCGCAACCTGTCTGGTTTTAATTTTCACCTTGCTGCTGGCGACCCGATTGCACAATTGATTTTCCTTCCGCGCCTAGACGTAGAGGTAGCAAGGGGCGAGGAGATAGTCGATACGGAGCGGAGTGCAGATGGTGGGATAGTAAGAACAATCAAGGAGAAAAGAAGTGAGACTTAAAAGATTGAATGACCAGGTGGAGTTACCAGAGAAAACAAATAATAATAAATATATTAATGTTCGTAGTGCCGTTCGTATTGACGTAAGACCAGGGGAGACAGTGGAAGTTCCAACTGGAGTTGCTGTTTCCCTGGCTAAGGAAGAAACAGCATATATTTCTGGACCGAATGTTGTCCCAACAGAGTTGCCACATGGTAAATATAAGGAGATTATTGTACCCATTTATAATGATGGAGACAGAAATCTTCTTATTTATCCAGGACAGGTTATCGCAACAATCTCTGTTGAAAGAAAGAAAAAAGCTACAATTGTAACCAAAGCAACTCTTGTCCAAAAGAAACCAACAAAGAGCGAATATCTAGATTCCGCTTCTACAGAGGCAGGCTTTCACGAGAAGCCTTGTGGAGGTTGCCCGTGAGATGAAATTATCTGAAACTGCCAAGAAGATATTAGAGAGGAAATATCTTTTAGATGGCGAGACATTTAATGATCTATGTGCCAGGGTTTCTTCCTACATTGCTCGTGCGGAAGAAGATAGAGCATATTGGACAGGAAAATTTTATCAATTGATAAACGAAGGTTGGTTTATGCCAGGCGGGAGAATACTTGCTAATGCTGGAACAAAAAACGGAAATCTATTTAATTGTTATGCGTTAGAAGTAGAGGATAGTAGAGATAGCATATATTCTACATTGGGACTGGCAGCGGAGATATTTGCTCACGGTGGTGGGGTAGGATATAATTTTAGTAAACTTAGAGAGAGAGGAACCCCTGTATCTAATGGGAGTGCTGCTTCTGGACCAGTTTCCTTTCTAGAGCTTTATAACGTTTCTGCTTCTGTTATTAGCCAGGCCAGCAGAAGGGGGGCACAGCTTGCAGTTTTAAACGTAGATCACCCAGACATAGAGTTATTTCTAAAGGCAAAGCAAGTAGAGAACAAGCTTCCACATTTTAATATTTCTGTTGGGCTTACAGATGCTTTTATGGGAGCTGTTCAAAAAGGTGAAAAATTTTGGCTGAAATCCAGGTATGATAATTCGCCGGTTAAAGAGGTTTCAGCGAGAAAATTATTTTCCTTGGTTGCTAAAAACGCATGGCAGCGTGGAGACCCTGGGGTATTATTCGTGGATGCTCTCGAAAGAGATAATGCAGTGCCACATTTAGGGATTCTTAATACATGCAACCCATGTGGAGAGGTGCCGCTTTTGCCTAATGAGGCCTGTTGTCTCGGCGCTATAAACCTAATGATGATGTTGACTTTTCACTCTGGAAACTGGAAGTTTGATATGGCAAAATTATCTTATGCAGTTTCTATAGCGATTAGATTCTTGGACGATGTGCATGAGGTAAACAGGCCAATTACCGAGAAGATAAAAGAAGCCTCTCTTAACACAAGAAAGCTAGGTCTGGGAGTCATGGGTTGGGCAGACATGTTAGCTAGGATGGGCATCCCATATGATTCTCAAAGAGCTAGAAACCTGGCAGAGAGTATATCAAAACAAATGCGCAGAATTGCTTATCAAACATCTAAACTTCTAGCTGAAGAGAGAGGACCCTATAGAGCCTTTGACCCCGATAGGTCCAGAAATATTTGGTACCCAGGAACTCCTGTTGTCCCTACCAGAAATGCTACCCTTATGTGCCTTGCTCCTACAGGTTCTATTTCTTTGATTGCTGGAGTTAATTCTGGAATAGAGCCATTTTTTGCACTGGCCTACACCAAGCTAGTCACAGAAGGAGAGGGAAACACAAAGTACAAGGTTATGAATGTCAATCCTTACCTTAGTGATTACCTTGAAACCCAACCCAAGAAAGTAAGAGATAAAGTATTAGAGATAGTAAAAGAAAAAGGAAGTATACAAGAGATAGATTTCCTGGATAATAATGTAAAAGACATTTTCAAGACTGCTCATGACATCTCTCCAATTAGCCATGTAAGGATGCAACAAGCCTGGCAACTATACACTGATGGTTCAATAAGTAAGACAGTAAACCTACCAGAAACAGCCAGTGTAAAAGATGTAGAGGATATAATTTTGGGTGGATGGAAAGCCGGTTTAAAGGGACTTACTATTTTCAGGGATAACTGTCTTTCATTCCAGGTTCTAAACGTGGGGGCAAATTCTGGTAGCTAAAAGCGCCGGTTATAAGGAAATTCTGAATCGAAAGATCGCCGGTAAACGAAAACTGGTAAAGGAGAATTGAAATGTTTTATGGTAATGGTTAAGAGGGAAGGGAATAAGGTATCTAACCCTAACGGGGGGAAATAAAAATAGCCTACCTAGTCTGGTAGGCTATTTGTCTACTTGAACCTTCGTGGGGAGAGAAGGGAGAGTATGCCTAGCTCTTTTACCCAAGACACTATCTCCCGAACTGATTGGTATCGCGCTTCCTTCGCCAATAGCCATGTTCGGTACCCATTAACCCCCACATCTTCACTGTTATGGCCTGTAAGGAGTGCTTCTGTTGGTACTTCAACACTCCTGGTTGCTATTCCAAGGAGTATTGAAGTAAACGCCCAGTAGTCCCACTCTCCATACTCATGGAACCATGTGGGTAACAACTGGAGACCAAACGTACCTAGCAACCGCTCCAGCGCGTTGTCAAGACACCCACTTGGACGTATCCCACCAGCCACCCAATGTTCTCTTGGTAGGGGGGGAGCGTTTAGGCTGTCCCACCATATTCTTACCGTTTGTATCAGGTAGCTCAATACAGCGGCGCTCCCCATCAGAGAGACCGGAAAGTGCCGGATCACCCCAGGGTAATTGTTCTTATACCGCCAAGGAAAAGTTATGGTTATTGCGCTCTCCTCTGGTGGCAGCTTGCTCTTGTAGAACCTGGTTGGCTCATAAGGCCCACCAAGGTATTTACCATAAAGTCCTTTTGTGCAATAACGACCGCCCCCCTTGGTCAGTAGGTCATTGCTAATGCTGACCATAAACTTGGCCCACCGGTTAAAGCTTTGGTCAGTTGGACCGGGCCTGTCAGAACCCTTGCGGCGGTGTGGCAGGTAGATGTCGAACAGGGAAACCCTGGTGCTATCTAGCGTATTGGTCTTTACCATCCAGCGGTACAAGTCGGTAAGGTGACCACATGCTATCTCCCTGCAGTGGCCTATATCTTTGAACCACCCATTGGTGGCACAAGGAGTATAATCAAACTTTTCTAAGAATGATACGGCTTTGCTGCTGGTCTCTACGTATATGAACATCACTTTCTCCTAAAAAGAGTCAAACTTGCAGAGGGTGGGAAGCGTCCCCCTCTGTGGGGTCATGATGGCAAGCAGGCCCTCACTCTTAAGGGTTTCAAGGTGAGATGGTTTGTCCTCTAACGCATTTAACCACGTCTCATACCCGTTGATAAATATAGAATAATCCTCCTCTACCAAATGACTACCATGGCGAAGGAACACCTCGGGTGAGAGTTTCAACTTGCCCATAACAGTATCCAACAAGACACTGCTGAACCCCCAGTAGCTCCAGCCACCATAGTTGTAGAACCAAGTTGGTAACAGGTCCTTTACAAACATTCGCAAGTTCCTAAGCTCTGGGTGTACAGTGCTCTTGATGGCGAAATACCGCCAGAGATCGTTGACCCCTTTTCTTACAACTGTTGCAGACCAGATTCTCATGGTTTGCAATAAGAAGCTGGTCATAGATACAGACTTTAGAATCTCTGGGGGGATGTTTCTTATTGCACCACCCCCGACCGCTTGCACCCCTGGGTCTCTGTATACTTTCTTCACGAGAGTATCAAATTCAGGGTCGTCTAGAAGCCCGGTATCAAACTCTACTGGACACCAGGGGAGACCCGTGGTATGTGTATCATATTTCAGATAGCTACCAGTGATCTTTAGATAGTCTACCGGTGGTTGTTCCCCTAAGATGGCAAGCATGATTGATACAATCAGATTACTCCACCGCCGGTAATTGATATTGAGTCTCTCGTTTTCTCCGTGGGGGAGAGTAGAGAGATTCTTTACCATCCCCTGGAAGCCCTTGCCCTCTCTATCATAGGGAGAGGCGTTGATGAAATTTACCCCCAGAATATCTACACTGTCAATATATTCCTCTACCGGCCCCAATTTGCTTTCTACTGTTTCCATCGCTGTAGATAGGTTGCCGGTGGCAAACTCGCGGCAGCAGCCAAGGTCGCCTGCCATAATATCACCTGCCTGACACCGCCACAGATAGGCTAAACACTCTTTGACTCGCTCATTTTTGGTGTGGATAATTGCTATCATCTTCCTAACCTCACTGGCAAATTTTCTCTGGCTGATATAAGAGACTTGACCCCATCTTGTCTTAGCATATTCTTGGTATAGGTTATTTCGGGGTGGCTTCTACCAGCAAACGCCAGCCACGACCTATACCCATTTACACCGTTGTATTGACTTCTTGATGACATTGTGAGGTCCTCAAATGTCACCCCAAACTTGCCAATACCAAAAGCTGCTCCTAGTAAGACGGTGGCAAATGCCCAATAATCCCACCCCCCGTAAGAGTAGAACCAAAAGGGCAGCAGCTTGGTACCAAGGGGAGCAATTGGCTGTATTATAGCCGACTGACGCGGCCCAAGATACCGGCTCATGAGACTCAATCCTGGAGTCTCCGCAACCGTAGCCCAAATTCTTAGAGTTTGGACCAGGAAGCTAATTACCGGGGTGGCTGGCATCAACTCAACTGGCAACCTGAGTATGGTACCAGTCATATCGCTATATTCCATATTTTGTAGTAAATGTTTTTCTACCCCTGCCCTGTTTACATAATATTGTGTCTCAGGGCGGGTTATAAGGTTGGTGCTGTCCCAAAAAACCTTGGGACTCACCAGCCCTGCATAGAGCTTGTAGTACGTTTTGGTAGGAAGTGTTTCTCCTGGATGGTTATGGAGAAACATTGTTAAGCCTACTACAATGTCCATCCACCGCTTCACCCAGTTACCAAACCTCTTATCCTTCACTTGCAGGGTATTCATTGGAAGGTCATAAGAATATCCCCTGATGCCCATAATACTGAAATACCTAATTTCCGGGTATTTCCTAACATACCCATAAGTATTTCCAAGTAGAGAGCAAAGTACCTCTCTACATGAAGAGGTGCTTCTGACTATTGACCTTCCGCGTCCAGGTACCGTCCACCCAGAAACATAAGGCCAATTAGGCAGAGCGCCAAGCTCACTCACCACCGGGTGTTTGCTAGAAGGAAGCGTAATATGAACTAACATCATTCTACCTCCACCCAGCGGCCAATACCCCCGCTGCGGTCTTTTGGTATTGGAGGGAATCCAGTGAGGTCATATAGCTCTTCCGCGCTTTCCGGTTTATTTGCGGTTAAGACTTCCCACAGCAGATATGACGGGAAAATCTTGTCAAACTTGAAACCACCAAGTGCCTTCTCTACCGCCATCTTTCCTACTTCTAGAGTAAAGCGGTATAGCTCTGGGTTACCGAGAATGAGGTTGGAGGGAGTTCTATACTCTATTCCGTGAGGCTGAATCCGATAGATGCCCGGTCTACCGTAGATTGCTCTCCGTCGGAGGTCTCTGTCCCCAGAGACCACAACAGAGATTAACCCAACGGTATAGTCAAGACCTCTGATAATTCTCACTGCCTCAACCTCGTTTGGTGGGGATGGTAGACCAAAGTGGATATGCGCTCCTGCGTAGCGCCAAGGGTGGTTGGGAACATCTATTTTATCTAGAGCCCGTTTCTCACCCCAGGCACTCTTATCCGGGTCGCAACCAAATACCGCCAATTGCTTGTCTCGCTTGGCCCACTTCAGGTCAAAGGGAACCTGGGGTTCGATTATAATCTCTGCAAGATCACCAAAAAGCATTTGAGCCAGTACCAATAGCTCTTTTATGTTTTTGGTGAGCTGGGCGGGTGTTGGGTCAGGCAGGGGTTGAAGCTCCAGGGCTGCTCCATCCACATAAAGACTACCGCTTGGGGTGACAAGAGTATGTTCGATGTAGTGCTTATCGAAGATCACCCCAGCAGGTAATACCTGCCCCTCTACTGAAAAGAACATTTCCGGGTCAGCACCTAGTGTAATCATTGTTCCTCCTTAACTGTGTTGAGTAGATTACATTTGTCTCTAAATATACACGCTTTGCAATACTCTTCCCTCTGTCTCACACAATGTTCGCAGAGGTAGGAATTGCGATCGTAACAGTAAAACCTAGGGGCGTCTTCCGCCTTGGTGGTCAAGGTCGCCCCGCAAGAGTTGCAATATATTATCACCTCATAGTGGTCAATATCACTACCACAAGAGCGACAATGATACCCCACAATCTTTACAGGTCCTATCTGCTCCCCTGGTCCCTCACTTACAAGTGCCAGAACACCATTCTGGTCTGGCGACACGCAAGCAGGGAAGGCCAGGAGAACCTGACCCTTTACAATAATATCTCTACTACCACATTTGGGACAATGTATAGACATTATACCTACTCCTTATCAGAGTGCCAGAAAATACTCACAGGTCTTTGAAAGAACTCACCCAACACCCTCTCCCATTTTGCTTTTATCCTCTCTGAGTACTGTCCACGTACCCAGAGATCATACATAATTTCATTGTTTCGTTTCACCATCACGATGTCCATTATTGTAAATGGTTTGGAGTGTTTGTATGGATCGCCTTCAGCGAACCACACACCCCAAGCCTCGTTCAGGTATGAGTGTAGTCTGGTAAGAACGCCCCTATCTTTGGCTTGCTGCCAGGTCAAAAGACAATCTACCCAAGTATTCCATTGGACTTTCCTTACCACACTTTCGACTACCAGGGAGTCAAATTTCTCAAAGGACAACATGGCTACCCCCTGCGGGTGCAGTGGTGTGCCCAACAAAACTTTGGCATAGTTCCTGCACCCGGTGATAATGATAATTGAAGAAGTTAGCCTTGAATAGAGATATGGGTTCCTTGTCTCGGCATGCAGCCTCCCCAAGGAAAAACCAAGTGACCGGCACAAGGTCATCTACATCTGCATAGGCAATCTCTACCATCCCCTGGTAAGAGAGAGTACAGATTGCCGCCACCGACACGCCAAACGTACTTGTGCCAAGTAGCCTGACCACACGGTTCCCAATGTAGACAACCGAGACCTGCTTCACTGTTCGGCGAAGTACCTCCCACCCAAATTGAGATAGAGAGGTTACCTTAACCACAGGAGTAAGCTCAACACCTAGAGCATGAGCCAGCTCTTTGGTGTTACGTTGAGAGGCACAAGTCAAATTCCACTGGTTATCGAAAAACCACTCCTCACCGATCGGGCTTAGCGGCTCCACCGCCGCCAAAACACTGTCTGGCGGGCACTTACCCTGGGAGAAGGTTGTTGCTCTCTCCAGGTTAATTTTCCCCTGGGAAGGGAATCGCATGATTACACCAGGGGAATACCCCTCTAGTGTAATGTCTACCTCGAATGGCTCTAGGGAGAGCAATAGACGGACCAAATCCTCCGGGTTGAGGTACTTTCCCGGTGCAAGTGCTGGCAAACTGTGGTTTATCGATACTATCATGCTATTGTCCTTCCTCTACTTGTTATGGTTATTCTACCTTCACGAAGTAGCCATTCTTCTACCCTATCCAACTCTACGGAGTCTAGCGATAGGATAGCCTGCATGGTCCTCCGTGATTTTGGTCCTGTCTCTAGAGCTTTGAGGTATCTTCGATCTATGGGTGTTGTCCCGTCTCTATCAATACCCATAGCAGCAAAGAAACCCATTACCACCTCCAGGCTTAATGGGTGTCCATCAAACCTGGAAACATCAATAAACTTGTTGATGAGTTCTACCACCCTCCGTGGGTTACCCTTGGCCCGTGAAGCTACCTCGAAGGCAACTTCATCTGGTATAGCTGCCTTTGCATGTAGCTTCGCTATTTCTGCCAGCTGGTCTACCGTGTAGTCATCCATTCTAAACGTGATACACCGACTGATAAACGGTTCTGGTAACTTCCCTGCCATATTGGAGCAGAAGATCATTCGGTTTTGCTCCATAGCAGGGTAAATCTTTTCAAAGTTCCCTGACCAAACATGGATCTCATCTATGATGTGGACCATCGCGTCAGGGTGTATAACTACACCATTACGTCCTGGAATCTGCATGGTGTAGGTTCCTACCATTGCAGCTAGAGCTTCTGCAAAGGTGGTCTTGCCATAGCCATAATGACCGCGCAACAGAATTGACCAGGTATTATTCTGCGTCATTATGGCAAGACAGCGCGTTTTCAATTTGTCTTGCCCAATCAATTTGTATAGGTTCATAGTTATCGATATTCTCTCTTAACCACCTATCCAGCTCTCTTCCATAGAACAGAAGGGAAATCTGGTTGAGGGATGGCCCGGTATTGACCTCGAAGACTACATACTTTCTAGTAGTCTCTGACCATCCGAGGTCAACTGCTCCAAAGGTAAGCCCAAGGGCAGCAACCGCTTTTACTGCCACCCTCTGGCCCACTTTATAATGTTCTTCACCATTAACCCTGGAATACCCCCACCCTCTCAGAGATGTTCGTATTCTAGAGTCAGCCTCTGGTACTCTAGGTACTTTTCTGAACACCCTGAGAGCCTTGTCACCAAACACATGCACTCTCAGCTCCAGGTCTACCGGAATATACCCAGTGAAAAACCTAGAATTGGAACTTAGAGCCTCTTCTTTGTTCTCACACCACTGTATATCCAATCCAGCACGGTGGTTTATTCTTCTTCCTAGTATAGGATAGCCATCGTCTGGTGGCTCCAGAAAGACTGGTGGGGTGTTAACCCCCTCTTCCTGGAGTCTTTGTAGAGAAGCTAACCCATTGCTGGTAAGCAATATGGACTCCCTGCTATTGATGGTACTCTCAGTATCAACAGCGGAGAGACTGCTACCCCACCGGACGACGACCGTGGTATATCTATTTGGCACGCGCCTGGGTCTCAAACCCAACAGGCGAGCCAAAGCTCTACCAGTAACGCAAGTGCTTCTATGGTATAAGATGTCCATCACATCTCCAATGAGAGACGCAGAAGGTCTAATGTCTCTAGGTCGTTCATAAACCAGGGAAACTCCAAGTTCATGAACTCACCAAATAGGTCATAGGGGTCTTTGTACTCGGCTACCAGCTCATTCCAGATAATTTCTGCAACTTCTATATTCGGTTTATTCTGATAGTGCTCCCTGGAGAGCTTTTTGAGTACCGCTAATGCAGCCTCTGGATCGACCACGTCATACCAGGGCTTTTCATGCAACCTCTCTAAAGCATATTTTGCTTCCAGAAAGCCTACCCCTGGAATACTGTCCACCGCCTCAGCTAAAGAGACTGCGCGGTCTATCGTCCCAGTAGCTACACCTGAGACAAAGTTGGTGGTCTTGTGAACCACTGTGGGTTTAGGTCTGGGTATGGAGGCGACTTTCTCCAACTCACCCCCATCTTTGAACCTATAAATAGTGTCCATCTCTAGAAGTTCAGTAGGTCCAATCTCCCACTCATCTAACCCGAGCAGAGCCTGGGTTAGCTTAACCCTCTCTGCAACCTCTTGGAGGTTCTTTTCTGATGTGTTTATTACCACCAGAGGACCAAACTTGGCTTGGTAGAGGGAATTCGACCCCCTCACCACCCAGATAGTCTTACATTCATAGTCATAAATCAGGAAGGCAAAACTTCCGGTAAATAACTTAATTGTGTCGGTAATACTCTCTGCGGTAATGGGCTTCTTTTTTGCCAGTACCGCAGTGAATACGTGACTATCCACCGGGTCATTTCCCAAATCTATATTCTCGTCTTTCATTACCTTTTGATAGTTCAGCAGCGTGCCATTGTGGGCTACTGCTACACCATTTACCAAAAATGGGTGAGCGCCTTCCCGTGCCCGCTGACCCGTGGAGATTGCCCGAACGTGGGCAATCAGCGGGTAACCGCCATTCTCTACAATGGCTTTCTTGTAATCATCAGAAACCACGATGGTTTCTGCTGGCCTCTCCCACTTCACTACACCCCAGGGAGAGGCAAAACCTACCCCATCTCGATTCCCCATACTATTGCGTATGAGGAGATTAGATAAAAATAGGTTGGTCACCTTTACCTCTTTCTCATTTAACTCACGTGTCGGATAGATGCTAGTTAACATACACATTATTCATTCTCCCAATGTAAAGTACCAAGATGAGTTGTCAACGGTGGGTGTCCTTGTACTAATGGGGCACCGTCAAACCCTGTTGGTCCAAACTCACGCGGCAGCTCCTCTGGCTCTGGGGGTATGATTTCTGGCCTTACACCATACCAAGCCACTGGGTGCCCTATATGACCCAATTGAGGACTACGGACTGGCGGCGGGAAGTCGGACAAACCCCAGAGCTCCTCCAGAACATAAGTCAGGTTATTGTCCAACATGAGGAACTCTACTACATCTTCTAGAGCTATTTGGGTGGTCCCTAGAGGGTTATAATCTAAGATGGTTCTCTTTGCAAAAGAGTTTCGCACTATCTCTTTACAAAGAGAAACCCAAGCCCACACAAAGGTGGGTCTCTGGGTGAAATTAAATAGTCTAAACTCTATTGAGCCGTATACCATAAAGCTCAGGGGGTTAAGCCAAACGTACCTGGCTTCATGGTACTTCCCTCCACCCCAGCGGTCGTATCTACCAACCGCTTGACGGTACTCTTTCCAGGACTGAACGTTGAGAATCTGGTTCAGTCCAAATACCGGTCTAGTGACTGTATCAGTGGGAGTACACGGGGGACCCGGTATGGTCAGAGGCCGACAATACCCATAGTCGTTTCTCAGCGAACCACGGTGTATACCGGCCTCTCCGCAGGCCAACCGATACATAGCAGCTTCCAGGTGAGCCGCTATTAGAAATAAATACTTGAGAGCAAACAGGGGGAACCCTGTAACATTTACATGGACATGAATCGAGGTTCTGGCGTCCACCCCCTCACCATGTTGGCGGAGCCAGGTTATTATTCTCTTTACATTGGACAACCACCTATCATTGGTGGTATCAAGCATAGGAGAAACGAACTCCCCACCGAACATCCTATAACCACCAGAGGAGAGCTCCAGCCCAGAATTGAGGGCGTAACGGTAATTTCTGGTAGAACCATCTTCTACCAATCGCCACCGTATACTTCGAGCCAAATCTCTAGCGTTCGCCTTAGGTATATTGGCGAACTCTATTTCTAACCCTATACTCTCTATTATAGATGCCATAGTCGCCCTTTCTGGTGCTACAATTTCTATTGTGGAAGGCATACTTATAGTCTCTATTCTAACGATAAAAGCAAAAAAATTATAACAGCTGGTTAAAAAAAAGACAAGCCAAATTAACCAAAATCTTTTTTTCTGGTTAATCTTCCTTGACAAAAAATTAACCAACCGCTAAAATAAAAGAAATTGCCATTCCTATACTATAGTGGAGGGAGAAATGCCTAGAAAAAGTAGAGAGCGTGGGGAGGACACAAGGTATACTTCCCACTATATTTGTACCGTCTTTGACGAAACAGATGGTACATTCTATATAGTGGGGGGTCAGGGTCAAGCGGAAGTGTTGGTAGATATGCTGAAGGAAGAGGGGCATAGTCTCTACAAGTGGCGGTGGGAAGATGATAGTACCCGCCACTATAAGATAGTAGAGAAGAATGGTAGAACCAGGTACGGGGTTCAGCCAGACGAGGATGTCTGGTGGGACCAACTGGTGGTTCTACCGGGAGAGGCAGATTTTAGGTTGACCATTCTTAACCTCTGGGGACGGCAGAGGTCAGATGGTGTGATAGAGGTGCTCAAATGACCACAAAATTTGAAACTCTCAAGCAGAGAGCCAACCAGGTACTTTTAAGACTAGAGCGGGTATCTGGTAGCGGAGTGGTGCATACCAAAAATACATATATAGCAAAAATTCACCACCTGGTGAAACATATTGAAAAGAAAGGTGAACATATACATATAGACGCCAGTGGTTATAGCGATCACACCCTCCGCGGATTAGAGCGGCTTGTCAATGAAGCCGAACGTTGGTGTAGAGAGAAGGGATTCTGGTAGAAACAGTCGCCGGTTATATGGGTCCATACTTGATAGTCCGGTTAGATTTTAGGTAAAAATGATCGCCGGTTATAATTGAACCAGACTATCAAGAACTAGCAGAGGTGAGATTTGATTATAGGGTTAACTTCTGCCAAGGGCGGTTATTCTGAGACCTTTATATACGCGCGTGCGCACGCGCGTATAGGTGAACTGCTCTTGACAAAGAGTTAACCATGTGCTAGAATTGGGATGTAGGGCAGGCCATCCGGTTAACCTGCTCTGCCCGGTGAAGGCAAATCTGGTGAAAAGGGAGGTGGTGAGTTCTTGTCGCCTTGCCCGAACCGAGAGATGTTGGAACCGGAACATCAAAATAATTACGGAGGTAGATAAAATGCCAGCTAGGACAACCGCTAAGAGGACAACCGCCAGTAGTCGTACACCGAGATCGGTCACAGAGATCCTTGGTGAGCACACCGACCTGAGTTTGCTTCGGATTAACATCGTCGGCGTGACCAGTGATGGTCAGGAAGTTCAGCTTGGTACTATCACAGCACCACCTAAGAAGAGCTCACGCGGGTCAGTCATGTTCTATGGTTTTGGAAAATTGGCTGATCCAACCCCCACGGCTCTTGATACCGGCAACCGGGGGCTACAGGTTGGTGCATCACTGACTTACATTAAGAGCAACGGCTGGTAAAGATTGGGGGAGAGAGGTGAAAGCTTCTCTCCCCCCCTCTTTTATCTAAGGAAGGTGAAAAGTGAATTGGATACAGATTATCTATCTGGCGGTAGCAGTGTTGGGGTTGGCCGCTCTGCTACTACCGGATGACCAAACAGAGGGCGACCCCAGAGGGCAGACGAACCAGCTTGGTAGAAACGCCGCTGGAGTGGCACTGCTACTTGCTGGTGGAGTATTTGTGTTTCTATTTCTCTAGAAGGAGGTAAAATGCCAGCATTGGTTGTGCAGCTTGTCAGAAATGCCGATGGTTACCGTGGTGACCTAAGTTGCGTTGGAATTCTCACCCCGTATACCGCTAAGTATGTCGGCGGTAACGGGGACCCAGATACCCATGAGGTTTGGGTTGGCAACAGCCTCGTCGGTCATCTCCGAGTCTGGTATGGCTCTGGAGGCCACGGTAAGCTGGCGGCCTCGGAGTTTATACCATTTTCTGGTGTCAGGGTTGAGTGGGTGGACCGGAACACTTATTGGAAAATAAGAAGGGAGGTAAACAGTGCCTTATAGGTGGGCAGGGGAAATCAGGGTTGGGGAGGCGCGGGAATTGCTTGTCCTGTTCGATGACTTGTTGCAGGATGGGACGCCAATTACCCAAGCCCGACTCAACCAAAAAGCCGCAAATGCACTTATTGCGGTCACAAACACGCTACGTGGTATCTCCTCTATGGTGGTAACGTTCACGTTAAGTGTAGAGGAAGGGGGTGATGCAGAATAAACCTGGGGGTGGATATTGTTGGGGAGGGTAACGCTCGGCTCTCCCCAACAACCTTATTTCTAGGAATTATTATGGGTAGAAATATTAAGGGTAAAATCTTAGCACCGGTGGCTTTCCTGATAGGGGTATTTATGGGAAGGCCATTAAGTGCTACCTGGCTCTTTCATTACCTCTGGGGCAGCGGGAAAGATAGAAAACTACCCAGAAGGTATGAGCAAGAGCTACTAACGGCTTACCTTCGGTTTTATGTCAGAGTAGAAGGTAAGAGAAGAAGTATAGGTCCTATGACCACGGGGGACCTGTATACTACAGTAGGAGAGATAACCGTCTGGGAAGAGGACGGTAGACTGTTTTACCACGATAAATATGACTGGCACCCAGGTAAAAAGTGGGTTTTCGATGCTTACTTATTTGGGCTGCCATTTACCATTTGCGTTCGTGGCAAAGACGAAATGTTCAACCACGTCGGTAAAAGCTTTGCCACGAAAGGTAGTATAAAAATAATTCCAGAAAACCAAAAAGAGATAAAACATATCGAGCCCCTGGTAGACCTGACTTCGGTATATAATGATATCAAATATCAGATCTATCATCTTTGGTGGGCTATAGAAGAGGCAGCAACAGGTAGAAGAGTCTCGTACACCGAAATCATTAATTACCTGCCCCCAGACCACCTCTTCTATAGGGCACTTACCTATTCAGGTAAAGCGAAAAGAAAGAGAAAGAGAGTAAGAAGAGGTTGAGGGATTTGGTCAACTATTAAAACCCCCAATTTTACCATTTTCCCCGAATTACCCCCGTGAAAACCCCAATTACTGAACGTTGTTTTACCCCCAAAATTGCCTACCAACTCAGGTAAGCGTTTTCTGCGGTTACTAAAGCACATAAGTAAACTTAACCTGGGCAATAAAAGCCTTCTGAGATTAGGTATCTAACCTAAATTTGGGTGGAAAATTATTCCGGTTACGCAAGCATTTACTCAGGTTTAACCAGCAACCAGTTTATATTGAAGTAGTTAGAAGCTGGTCTTGATATGGTATCTAACCTGAAGAGAACTATTGGTGAAGTTAGATTTTTGGTAAATTCTTTTGGCGGTTATATTTGTTTTGGTTGGTTAGCAACCGATTTTGGCTACTTGTCAGATGTAATGAGGTATCTAACCTTGGCAGGCAGTGGAAACAGAAACTTTCCAGATTTGGAAACATGATATTCGAGAAACTTTCCATGCGCACCATTTATATAGGGCCAGGGAGTCTGGCATCTAGTATAGGTTAACTGCACTTGACTTGGAATTAACCTTATGATATACTGGGGATGTAGGGGAGAATACCGGTGAAAGACAGAATTTGGTTATTATGATGGAGGTAAACATGAATGAGAGGTTATTGCGGGAGTGGGTGGGGGAGGTAGTAGAGGTTATCCAGGGAAGACTCTCCGTGAGGGGAGTTCTCCGTAAGGAAACCAGCGGATACGCTATTTACCGTAGTGGGTTCATCGGCGGGTTTGCTGCTTTCACCGCTGATGAGGTAAGGAAGGTCAGTCTCATGGAGAGCTGGCCGGTAATCTTTTTGGAGGGGTAAAATGAAAAAGAGTTTCTGGGTTATTTTTGTTCCGTCGAACCCGCCTCAAGGGCAGGTGACCACCTCGGAGGCAACCGTCAGGCACATTAAGGCGGTTGCCGAAGACCACCGCCGGAGGGGCCACCCCTACCGGTGGCCATGGGCCGAGGCACGAGGACCCTACCAAAGCAAGGAAGAGGCGGAAGAGGTCCTTGACCAATTAATGAAGCCCTCTCGGTTTTGGTGGTGGGAGGAGGAAGAATGAAATAATAGACTAGGTGAACACGAAGAGTTGGGGTAGAAAGGTTTTCTCGGTAAAGACGATAGCCAAATTATTAGAATGAGGGAGGTAAAAA